AAATGGAATACGTACTGTAGTATTGTTAGGTTCAAAGAATACTAAAACTCGTATCCCAGAAGCAGAGATGCTTGCTACACTTTATTAAACTTGTTAATATCTTTCTTAGGCATATAATCAACACCGGGTATTGGACTATAATCTTTAGTTAAACTTGGTATCATCTCATCACCATACTTCAATGTAATATAGCTAAAGGTACTATCATTGTTCTTTTCTTGCATTCCGATCATTAAATGATTAGACCAAGATATCTTCATATCAACAACCTTTTTAATGTTGTTATCGGTTAATATATCAGTGAAGTTGTTGCTCTCACGGTAAAAGGTATAGTATTTCATTTTTTCCAAAGTATAAAGTTTATGTAATCGGATTCGGTCTCAAAGTAGAAATCATATAATCCGCCTTCAAATCCTGCGGGTATCCGACAATTGTATCCCCAGTCATTCCTACAATTTGTCTCACACCATTCAATGACTGGTTTTAGTTGACCGTAACCAATAATTATTTCAGTCTTGTACTGTGTATTTGGTGACATTGACACCGCCCTGTTCAAGGAATTCTAATCCTTTGGTATCTCTATATGCTTCTCTATAAAATACGTTATTGATACCAGATTGGTAAATAGCTTTAGCACAATGTATACAAGGTGCATGTGTTACAAATAATGTAGCACCTTCACTAGATTCTGTACTTGAGGACACTTTAGCAATTGCGTTCATTTCAGCGTGTAGGACCTCATCCTTAGTGATTAATCTATATTTGCGATTACTTTCAACAACACTATCATATTCTTCTAATGGATATAGTTGAGTATTCATACTATCACCGGGCATATAATCTTTATATTCACATTCGTTAGTCCATCCAGTTGGCATACCGTTATAACCTGTACCTAGAATTTTATTACCTTTAACGATAACTGCACCAACGTTTAATCTAATTGCTGAACTTAGTTTACTTGTGAGGTCAGCAATATCCATGTAATAATTTATAAATTTTTGTTTCATCTAACGTAGAATTTCTTAATATGTTCTTTTGCACTAGTATCGGATAATATACTTAGTACATAATTTGGTTCATTGTACTTTTTGCAAAAGGCTTCACCTAATTTAGTGTTACCTTTAATTTGTTCAAACAGAAACCCTTTGCAAAAATCTTCAAATTCTTGTTTACTAATAGTAAAATCTTTTTGTCCTTTACCTAGAGTTTGTACTTCTAGTTGTTTTGCCATCTTATCAAACATATTAATCCCACAAACTTCTAAAATATTTTGCAAACAGATCCAAACCTTCTTGAATACGTTCTTCATGTAATAGATGACCTTCACCATCATACCAGTGAGCATCCGGATCTTTATCAACCATCTGAAATGTATCTTCCATTTTGCCGGTTAATGGATTGTGTGTTTGATTATCACTTTTAACCCAATCATAATCGCTTTTACCATGATGATATTTTTCACCATAATCTTCAAATGCAATTTGTTGAAAGGCCCAGATCATTTTATCTAATGTTTCATCCCAACGTTTAGCACCTATTTCCCATGATTCGTTGTGTGATTCTATGTAAAAATCAAAACTTTGTTGGGTATTATATTCTTCACCACCAACATCTACAAAATCATTAGGAATACCCTGTTTAGTTTGTTTTAGTTGGATCAATGCCGGGTAGATAATAGTAGCTAGTGTATGGTCTAAACTCCAAGTATCATATCTATCAATCTGTACATTGATTTTTCTACGTACCCCTTTTCTAGGATACTTACCAATATTTACTTTCATACTTTATCCGTAACTTTGCCTTCAAAAAACGCAAAGAAATCTTCTCCGTGCTTTACTGTAGCATATTCAATGTTGTTATATTGTCTGCATAATTCTGCTAATTGTTGTAATGAATTTCCCTGACAGATAAAACTTTTAGTATCACGGTCATATAACAAAATAGTATCACCTACAGATTCTGTTTCTAGTCTAAAAACGGTAGGTCTGATTTCTTCTTTAATGATAAGATATGTATGTAAGTTTTTACGCAACTTATATAATGCATAGAATTCACCCATGACCCATCCTAAACCGATGAGTAGAACGATATCAAGTAATGTCATAATATTATTTATTAATAGTCAAGTTAGACCATTTCTTTAATTTCTTAAATTTCTGTAATTTTGCTACTGTTAATCCATTAGTTGTGATACCTACATTATTTTCGGTAATTAATTCAACCATAGCTAATAGATCACCTAATTCTTTTTCTAGTCGTTGCATGTTAGTAACATGTACACCTTGCATCATTTGATCAGGTCCAAATCTAAAACATTTGCTTACTTCTACAATAACTTCGGCACATTCTTCCTGTAAGATAGTTAGTATCTCTCTTGTATCGTCATTCATTTTTTATTCCAATGATAGTTATTTAATTCTGCTACTACTTCATCTAGTGATTCTTCTACTTCCCATGTACCATGAGGAGGACAAAATACATAAGTAATGTTTTCAATAATACCATCTTGTTTTTTAGCAAGATTGGGAGTGTTATACACAGTAGCAATCAAATCAACATTGATTGCGATTTTATTGCCTTTATGTGCTTCGTTGGCATTTGTAAGAGAGATAAACATTAGAACCCAATCATATCAGTTAAGTATTTAAAAACAATTGCAAAGTTAAATGCAAAACAGAATCCATCACCATAATATACCCATTTGGGACTTTCACTATAATCTTTAGTTATTAGCCAATAACCAAATAATAGTGTTATAATAACATTAAGTATCATTATTTTTTCCTATTTGCAAGTGAGATAACATATTTTTCGTGATAGGATTTCCAATCAGTTAAGTAATGGTCATGTTTTACCCAACGATTACTTCCTGTTTTTGTTTTAGTTAAGAATCCCCAATCACGTTGTTGTGGTCCCATAAAGAACAATGTAGTAGCACTAGTACCTTCTTCTAGTTCAAGCCAATGATATTCATTTGCACTACGTTTAATGATACTACCTGGACCACGCCATGTTTGAAATTCAGCAATCATCTTACCTTCAGTGTTGAATACTGGAGTATGTTCCCAATAACCACCACTCAATACAATTGTCATATAGGGCCAGGGATGGTCATGCATAATAGGATCATCACTACGAACAATTTTATGTAGTGTGACATTGAAGGGAAACTTGATACGGTCTTTGAGAAACAAGTAATATCGGTGCATGTAATCTTCGCCTGTCCTACGATCAGGAATCAAACGATAACGACCTAACTTGTTCATAATATTGTGAAATACGTTCATTATTATCTCCTATGCTATATTATAGCACAACATCCAATTAAATGCAAGGACAAAGGTAGAAAAAGGGTGACGAATCACCCTTTATTCACATCTCAAAACTGAGATTAAACAAGGCCCAAAGACATTGCACGATAGCCTGCGGCTACGATTTCACGACTAGGGGTACCCAAACGGTACTTAGTGTAAGTACCACCAAGTTTGTTTGTACGCTTGTTAGCGTAGATTGCCAAACCGCTACGCAAGCGCAAATCGCTTACTGTTGCAGTTGGGTTAGCAAACCCAAAACGTTGGGTAATTTGTTTTGCAGTCAATTCTGCACCACTCTCAAATGCCTTAATAAGGCGTGCTTGTTTAGTTAATGTCATTTTATTTTCCTTTAAAAAATCGCTGTTCTCACAACGTATATAGATTATACGATAGTTTCTGTTATCGTACAATATATTCTGGACACCTTGTTTCAATTAGATATCCAAAAACTTTAGCTCAAACACATCTGCTTGAGGATCAGAACCCTTGTAACCACGAGGATTACATACCACTCTGGTAGTGCCAATATTATAATCAAATGGGTCATGCATATGACCATGAGTCCATAAGGTAATGTGTGGATGGTCTAAAATGAATTCACTTAGTTCACTATGATAACCACCATTCATTATATAATGAACATTATGTTTATATCTATCATGGATACTCATTGCACTAGGTGCATGATGTCCTACAAATACAACTTTACTATCTTTCATATCAGCTAACACTTGTTTTAAATAGCTTAGTGTTTGATAATGACGTTCTACTGAATGTATCGGGCGTAACTTACTATAATCATTTTCATCATTACGAATCACACGATAGTCATTCATCATATCCGCTAATGCATGAACTGTTAATGGATTATTTTTATTACAATCAGTCCACAATGTGGCACCAATGAATGTGATATCATTAATAACCTTAATATCACGTTCTAAAAAGTAAATATTAGGATACCTAGCACATTCAGTACGTAGGTGATCTAAGCTACTATTCCACTTACCATGATAGAACTCATGATTGCCTGCAACATAAACAACATGAGGGAACTCAACACTTACTCTATTAAGGAAGTCACGGAATCGTTGTGCGGCTTTTTGTCTTGAACCTAATTCAATATATGATTCATGTGGACTAACTACAGTAGGCGGATGATTGTGTAGATCTTCCGCAATCATAATATCGCCGGATAGGATAAGGACCTCAGCACCTTCACTATTCTTGAGGTCAATATCTTCAAATTCTAAATGCAGGTCACTGCATAGTGCGATTTTCATTTAATGAATTCTGTTATATGTTTACAAGTACCACGATACATGTATCCGGGGCATGTACAGGTTTTTTCTTCTGTGTCAATAGAATAAGTATTACCTTTACTGCCGGACACTTTGATGATTGTACTCTTTTCTTTTACTACCTTAAAAGGATTTGGCTTTACTGTAATAAACTTACGACCACGTTTATCTATTGTGATCGGGTTTTTGAAGTAATGAGGAGTAGTAGAACCAACCTTGATGTACGCAACCATTTTGCTGCCATCAAATAGATAGGTATGATTAGCATTGTTGCTATCATTCCAAACTGTTGTTTCTACTACTGCTTCCATATCTACTCCTTAATACATGTATGAACTGTTTGCTAAGTGATCCAATGCCATGTCACCGTTGTACATTGTGGATTGTACGATTGAACCATCATTGAATGACCTGTAAACTGTGCTGATACTGTCAACGCAAATTAATTCATAACCCAATTTTTCTAGTACATCACGATTTGGGATACCATCTTTAAAACGATATACCATACCGTGTTTGCAACGCTTGTCTTGTACAAGACCAAATTTCTTAACTAATTTTTGTAATGAACTCATTATACTTCCTCTGATTCTAATTCTTTAGCAAGTGCCTCTGCCATCAAAACAAACTCACCACCATGATCGGATACAAACCAAGTAGCGACACCATCAACATTTCGCAAAATGTAATCATATTCTTCACGTTGACCATTAGCCAAAAATGTTTCGTAGTCTTTAAAGTAACGTACCTTAGTATTTTCTTCACCACGGTCACGTCCATAGAATGTAGTCATGTCACGGTACAACGCATAAAATTCTTCAGTTGACATTCCATTGTCAAATTGACTAAAAGGATGTTTTGTACCGACTGTAGGGCGCAAACTAGAAATGTCGCCTAGGTCAATCAAATCACGCAAGATAAAGGGATTAGCATAGTACTCTTGCAACATTTTACCGTTGTGAGCCAAGTAACCATCCCAGTGACAATATACCTGACCGATAGTACCATCAGCGAATTCTAATGCAATTGTAGAACGAGTTGCCATTTTGTAAGTCCTTTATTTAACTGTCTAAGAATATATTATAGCACAAATGCCATTTATTGTCAAATTTTACAACAAGTCAATTTGTACTTGTTTGCCACGAATTGTAGCACCGAGGCCTACGGGCAATAGGCTATTGTCTTTTTTGGCATTGTAACGCATATAAGACAATTTCATCAATGCTTCCCAGCAAACTGTGCGGGCTGTAACTGTAGCAAATTGCTCGGTCATTTGCTTGATAGTCATATACATACCAATATCGTTTTCGCTTCCGTCACCCTTAAAAATTACACGGAATTTTTGTGAATTGTTGAAGCCGTCAATGATAGTTTTTGTACGCATTTTTTAGTCCTTTATTTAACTGTTTAAGATTCTATTATAAACCCAAAACCATTTATTGTCAACCTAAGGGAACCAGTACAATTTCCTCAAATTCATCTAGTTGATAAATATCCACTGTTGATGTACTCATTCCTGATTCCATAACTATGGAATAGTTTTCAGGAAGTTGTTTCAACTGTTCAATCAAATCTTTGACTAGCATTTAAAATTCCTTCATTAAACGTAAAAATCAGTATCAAAACCCAATGCAGTATAGACACACTCACGGACTTCTGTATCCATTGCTTCACCAAACAATTCATAGTCACTATCAGCCACATCACGCAAATTTTGCAATACTACAGGCCAAGTGCTTTTATTCATTTTGTGGAATTCAATTATATCGGCTATTTGTTTGTCACCGTCATCACTAAACATACCGTATGAAACTTTAGTCATTTTGTGTCCTTTATCTAACTGTCTAAGATTCTATTATATACCCAAAACCATTTATTGTCAAATTACATTGACCAATATGTCTCTGTTGCAGGATTACAACAGTGTGGGGTATCAATATCAATCTCTATTTCCTTGCCGGTCATCAGATTTTTAACTGTTTTCTTGGGGAAAACATATCCGGGGTTTAGAACCTTAAAAGCTTCCAAAGTTTTACTGGTCTGTGCCAATGGGTTAGCTTCAATGAATTTGACCATTGACAAGAAACTCATACCCAAAAATTCTGCATCTTTTTGGATAACTTTGATTGCTGTAACTTCTTTCATACGATGCCTTTCAACTGAATAAGACTCTATTATAAACCCAAATCCATTTATTGTCAAATTTAGGATACTTTTTGATCCATCATTTCAGAGAGGATAAACTTGGCAACATTCATTTGTTGACGGACATACTCGGTTGAACGAGGACCTGTACCCATTGCCATCATTTCTTGGCAATCTGACATAATTCCCATTACGACCATTTCCAGACCAGAACACTTAGCGGTAATACTTTTCATGTACTGAGTACGGATATCCTGTTCGGTCATACCATAAATGTTGATTTCACGGGTACGTTGCATGTCACGTGCTACTGCGGCTGATAAGTTCATTGCTAACTCCTTTTGACTGAATAAGACTCTATTATAGACCCAAAACCATTTATTGTCAAATTTTGTAGGTATTGTAATTACGAATTTTGCTTTGTTTGTCAGTATGGCTTTCATTGAATTTGATATCAGTATAGCCACTTGCACGGAGAGCACCAATTAGTGTACTCAAATCACAGTCCTCTTCCAAGAATGCATTGGAACCGTTCATGTAACTATAAGTACTAATTTTATCAGCGATCCCTAATTGAACTAATTTGTCCTTAGGAAAACGGGCCCAAGCATGTCCTGGATCCGCAAACACTTTGATAGAAATTTTCTTAGTCATTTTGAGTCCTTTATTTAACTGTCTAAGATTGTATTATAGACCCAAAATGATTTATTGTCAAATTTAGGACATGTTGCGATTTTGCAACACTTTATCAGCTAGGCCATATGCTACAGCCTCACTTGCACTCATAAAGTAGTCACGTTCCATGTCTTTTGCAAGCTCCTCAAATGATTTTCCTGCACTATTGTGGTCAACATAAATTTGTGTTAATGATTTTTTCATAGCCAAAATTTCTTTAACTTGAATTTCCATGTCAGTAGCTTGACCGCGGGCACCACCACTTGGTTGATGAATCATATGTCGTGCATTGGGTAGAATACTACGTTTACCTTTAGCACCTGCTTGTGCAAGTAAACTACCCATACTACAGGCTTGACCCATTACAATAGTTTGTACATCGGGTTTAATAAATTTAATTGTATCTAAAATTGCAAGCCCAGCTGTTACACTACCGCCCGGACTATTGATATATAGACTAATATCTTTATCTGAATCTTCACTTTCCAAGTATAGTAGTTGTGCAACGATTAGATTTGCCATTTGGTCATGTACTTCACCTTCAAGTAAGATAACACGGTCACGTAGTAAACGACTGTAAATGTCATAACTACGTTCACCTTTACTTGTTTGTTCTAATACCATTGGGACTAAGCTCATATTGTTTCCTTCTTTTAAAAATATTTGCGATAAATACTTAATGGTGCTACAATTAGCACTTCATTAACTCTTTGAGATATTATACATGAGATATACTGAATTTACAAGAACTTTGGTTGAAGCGTCTCCCAAAAAACAAGCGGGTACTAACTTACCTGACACCCTTATTGATCGAGATACCATTGTAGGTTTGTTACAACAAGGTGGTTTACATAACACTAAATGGAAGACAGCCAACAAACTTGAAGTTTTAGTTGACATACCCAAGGGAGCCAATGAATCCGAAATTCGTAATGATACTATGAATGATGCATTGTTAATATTAAAGCGCGGAGCTCCAAAAGCCAAACCAGAACATTCAATGGCCACAGGAAGCAGTTTGGGTGGTATTGTATTTGGTGATGGATCCCCTATACAGATTGAATTTAAAGATGCTGGGAAGAAGGGTGGTGGATCAAGTGGTGTAGGTAACGAGGAAAATCTTCGTGCTATGCTTCAACTACTAATCATGGAACACGGTAAAATAAATGTTACTTTTGTTGACAAACGTGGTAAGAAAATTTCTATTAAGAATTGCGACAATGTTGTAGATGCAAGTATGGACGTTGCTGACCGTAAAAAAGCTGATTTGATTTTGACTAGTTCAAACGGTAGTTTACCGGTTAGCTTAAAACAAATTAATGCTGAAAGTTGGGAATCAGGTGATTCCCTATATGGCCCTCAAGCCGGTGCGATTGTTCGTAAATTAATTAAAAAAGGTATTGTTAAATTAATACCAACTAAACAAGTTAAAAAGCGTGGGAAATTAGTTCAAGTGTATAAATTAGATAAAGAAGTTGTAATTGAACCAACTGAAGAAGATGCAATGAATGCTATCTTTGGTAGTGATATCAGACTTAGTAAAGGTGGAGTTGCTATTCAAACATTTAAAGATGAACATTTTGATACAAATGGTAACAATGTAACTATTCAATGCGATTATGTCATCACCAAAAAAGAAGACATACCTGATAGTCATTTAATGGTTTGGTTAGTTCGCAACAGCGGAGATCGCACATCAGAAGATTCAGGTGTGGGTATACCTGGAATTCGTGTACTAGGCTCTGTATTAACTCGTGCTCTAGGTAAAAAGGGTACGAAAGACGTTATTTTAGTAGATCAACACGGTAATGTAGTTAAAAATAAAAATAATTAACATTTGTCAAAACGTTGGTGTTTAAGCCAACGTTTTTGACCATGTCCTGTCTTTAATGAAATTCCGTGTTTAGCTAGTTTTTCTCTATGAGCAAAGAAGCTAGGACCATGACTCATTATTCTATCCTTGCCCTCACGTTCACGTTTCTCTCCATCAATATCCCATTGATATTGATGAACCATTTCATGTGCTAATGTAGTGATTAACCATTGTTTACAGAACCACTTGTCCATAAGACGGATTTTGCAATAGGTTTTGCGATATTTAACTATCTCAAAACTACCATAACACATTCCCCAGTATTTCCTACAGCGGGGTGTAACCTCAATTTCAGGCATGTTCAACTTATTGTTAAAGCATGCCTGATTGATTATTTTATATAGTTCTATCACTTCATTTACATTTGTGCGATAGCTTAGACGTTTTTGGTAACCGATACTTGGTAGCGGTTCACGCATTAATTTGGAAAGTTCGGATCTTTTTGTCATAACATATTTATTGTAGCATGACCACGTAATCTAGCAATATATTAGGAAAAATAACCGTTTTATTCTCCGGTATTAAATATATGTTTAGGAGAAAATCAAATGGAAATTATTATCGGACTTTTAGTCGTAGCTTTCGGATTATGGTGGGCTTTCCTCCGTAGTGCAAAAAAGCCAGAAGTTGCAATACCTGATAAGGTTGAAGCACCAGTTGTTTCAGAACCAGTTGTGGTAGAAACACCTGCACCGGTTGTTGCTGAAGAACCTGCTAAAGCCCCTGCTAAGCCAAAAGCTGCCGCACGTACTACTAAGCCAAAAGCACCTGCTAAAACACCAGCAAAAGCTAAGGCGCCCGCTAAAGCACCTGCTAAAGCTAAAGCCCCAGCTAAGCCAAAAGTTACAGTAGCTAAGTGATTAATGAAAATAGGATTTGATATCATTAGTGACTTAAATCTTGGACCAGACGAACATTTTGACTGGGAAGGGAAAGCAACAAGTCTCTATTGTATTATAGCAGGTAATATCAGCAATGATTTACGTACTATACATCAAATCCTATTACATTTATCACATTATTATCAAGGTGTGTTTTACACCGCAGGAACATTAGAATATGAAGGTGTATCAAATATACCAACACGTACTAATGAAATACACAATTTATGTAAAACTATACGCAACGTAGCATATTTACATAACCATGTAGTCATACTAGATGGTATCGCTATTGTAGGTACAAATGGTTGGTTTGTAACTGACTATTCACAATCTCTACTATCCCCAATTGATATAGAAAATGAACGATATGAAGATATCGGTTATTTAGGCAATTCAATAGAAAAATTACAATTACATTTAGATGTAAAGAAAATTGTAATAATCAGTCATTCTGTTCCCGGACATGAATTAATGTTTGGTGAAGAACCAGATGACATATATTCCATAGCACCACTAAAATTAGCTTTAATCAAAGACCTTGAAGCTAAAGTAACACATTGGATTTACGGTCAATATAATAAAAGTGTTGATACAGTAATAGATAACATTAACTATATCAACAACAGTTATTATAAAAGAAACCCATATTGGGCTAAAAGAATAGAAATTTAAGTTTCGCTCTCTACTTTTACTTGTAGAGGATAACCTTGACTACGTGCTGATACTGTTACTTCAATACCCTTTTGTTCAGCAATTTCATAGGGCAATACTGCAACAACTGCACTACCTTGATTGTGAATACTTTCTGTAATATGCACAGCCGTGTCATCAGTATAATTGAAATACTCAATTAAACTTCCTACAACAAATTCCATACTTGTTACTTCGTCATTTAAATAAATGATTTTGAATAATGGGGGTTCTACTAAACTCAAGTTAGGCTTAATTGTAGTTTTAATTTCTGTTTTGGACATAGTTTTAAGTTAGTTGTAATGTGCAAGTGTTACCCCGCACATTTATTTATGTAAAGTTTATTATATTACTTAGTATAAGTTATTGCAATAGATTTTGGCTTCTTTTCTTCAGGAACTTTGCGTTCCAAATAAACTGAAAGAATGCCATTCTTTACTTCTGCATGGATAACTTCAACGTATTCAGCTAGCTGAAAGGTTTGTGTGAAATCTCTACTGCTTAATCCTCTATGTAAATATTCGTAGTTAAGCATTTCTTCACGTACTTTAGATCCGGATATGCGTAAAGTATTATTATCTAAATCAACACTTATTTCATTTTCTCCGAACCCTGCCACAGCAACTTCAATAATCACAGTTTCATCACCTGTCTTAATAACATTGTGTGGTGGATAGTTTGTGTTTGTTTGTACTGATGTTACTCGCATCAATTCATCCAACATAGAATCAAATCCGATTCCAAATTTGTGTATAGATGGTATATCTACAGCACGAAGGGTTAATGTTTTTGTTGTCATGTTTTTCTCCTAATAAGCAAGTTTATGACTATCGGGCCCGTATTATGCGGCACCCGATTTTATCTAATTTAATTAGATTCTTTTACTTCCGCATCAACTACATTATCACTTTTTGCTTCTGTAGTTTCTTTGGCTTTTTGTTCCTCATCATATTTGATTTTTGTGATGGGACCAATCGCTTCGTATAATTCTTTAACTTTGTTGTCAATCATTTCAACATCGTCTTGTAATAATGCACTTTCTAATGCATCAATTGCAACAGAAGCTTTTTCTTTTTCTTCTGCTGTAACACTATCTCCGTACTTCTCATAGTCTTTACGGAAAACATTTAATGTTGACTCACCACTATTACGTGTTTGAATTAACTTAACTTGTTTAGCATCACTTTCAGCATTGGCTTCTGCTTCATTGACCATGTCTTGGATTTCACGTTCAGTTAATCCTGAATCAGATTTGATGGTAATCTTATTCTCTTTACCAGTACCTTTATCTTTAGCACTTACATTAAGAATACCATTAGCATCAACATCTAATGTAACTTCAATTTGAGGAGTACCGCGCATTGCTGGAGGAATACCCTCTAAGTTAAATTCACCCAATAACTTGTTATATGTAAACAATTCACGCTCACCCTGTGCAACCTTAATAGTTACTGCAGGTTGATTGTCTTCCGCTGTACTAAACACTTGACTATGCTTAGTTGGGATAGTTGTATTCTTCTTAATTAGTTTAGTGAATACACCACCTGCTGTTTCAATACCCAATGTTAATGGTGTAACATCTAATAACAACACATCAGTACGCTCACCGGCTAATACACTACCTTGTAGTGCCGCACCTGCTGCCACTGCTTCGTCTGGGTTAACATCCTTACGTGGTGCCTTACCAAACAACTTCTCTACTGTTTCTTGCACTTTGGGCATACGTGTCATACCACCAACAAGAATTACCTCATCAATGTCTGATACTGAAACACCTGCATCCTGAATAGCTTGTTTGCAAGGTTGAATACTACGTTGAATCAACTCATCAACCAACAATTCTAACTTAGCACGACTTAGTTTAACGTTTAAATGTTTAGGTCCAGTTGCATCTGCGGTAATATATGGTAAGTTAACATCCGTTTGAGCTGAACTAGATAATTCAATTTTAGCTTTCTCGGCAGCATCTTTCATACGTTGCAATGCCAATACATCTTTGGTTAAGTCAATACCATTGTCTTTCTTAAACTCATCAACTAAGAAATCCATAATACGTTGGTCAAAGTCTTCACCACCTAAGAATGTATCACCGTTCGTTGATAGTACTTCAATCTGTTTATCACCATCAACATCTGCAATCTCAATAATACTTACGTCAAATGTACCACCACCCAAGTCATAAACAGCAATCTTACGATCACGCTTATCTTGTTTATCTACACCATATGCTAGTGCAGCCGCTGTTGGTTCATTGATAATACGTAATACTTCTAGACCTGCAATACGTCCGGCATCTTTAGTAGCTTGACGTTGACTGTCATTAAAGTATGCTGGTACTGTAATAACTGCTTGTGTTACACTTGTGCCAAGGTAATCTTCAGCAGTCTTTTTCATTTTACGTAATACTTCAGCACTGATTTGTGGTGGTGCTAACTTTTGTCCATTAGCTTCAATCCATGCATCACCGTTGTCTGCTTTAACAATACTATATGGCATTAAGTCAATATCTTTCTGAACAGCTTGTTCAGTGAACTTACGTCCAATCAATCGCTTGGCAGCATAGATTGTATTTTTTGGATTGGTAACTGATTGTCGCTTGGCAGTAGCACCTACTAGTATCTCATCATTAGCATATGCAACGATTGAGGGTGTAGTTCTAGCACCTTCACTATTTTCAATTATTTTGGGGATTCCGTTTTCAATAACGGCTACACATGAATTTGTGGTACCTAGGTCGATACCGATTACTTTGCTCATTGTTTTCTCCTTTATAAAGCAAGATTTTTTATTTGTAGACCCTATTATAGGCATCTAGAAAATTATTTATTATAACTGATTACGTAAAAAATAATATTATTTAGGATAATTAAAACATTTTTTTGGGAAGATTTTGGTCACGTAAGTATTTGTCCCAACGTCTTTTAGCCTGACTTTTTGCTAATTTGCGTTTTACAGTGGGTTTAACAAATTCTTGTCGGTCACGGACTTCCTGTAAAGTACCATAATCCGTAATCAATTTTTTGAATTTACGTAAGGCCTTTTCAGTATTTCCGTCATTGACTAAAACTTTTCTTCCTCTAATCATAATGCTTTTGGCTGTAAAATTTGCTCCTGATTAATATTTATCTTTTTAATGTTATTTTCACGGTACTTTTTAGTGTTATACATATGTGGCATTAATGCCTTTTCAATTTCAGTATGTAACCCACGTGCACCGGTCTTTAATTTCATTGTATTTTCAGCTAATTGTGAAATAGCATCTTCAGTAAATTCTAACTCAATGTCATCTAAACTTAGCAAATACTTATATTGGTCAATATAGTTATTCTTTACTTTAGTTAATACCTGTATCATCTCATCTTTAGTAAGATTATCTACATTTACCGTAGTAGTAAAACGTCCAATAAATTCAGGAATCATTCCAAACTTAGTTAGGTCATCCGGAGTAACCATTGATAGATCACCTTCTTTAAGTGTATCTTTGATTTCTGCCCCAAAGCCAATACTAGTGCCGTTCAATCTATTGTTTACAATATCTTTCAATCCAACAAAGGCTCCGCCCGCAATGAATAAGATATTCTTAGTGTTAACTTCAATCATATCACCACTGGGGTGTTTACGTCCCCCACCTGCTGGAATACGGCATGTTGTTCCTTCAACCATCTTTAGTAATGCTTGTTGAACACCCTCACCCGATACATCACGGGTAATACTTGTGCCTTCACTTTTACGTGCAATTTTGTCAATCTCATCAACAAACACGATACCACGTTCTGCTAGTTTACTATCACCCCCGGCAGCATTTACCAACATGCTAATCATTGATTCAACATCGTCGCCTACATATCCTGCTTCAGTTAGACTTGTAGCATCAGCAACAATAAAGGGCACTTCTAAATATTTTGCTACAGTTTTAGCTAATAGTGTTTTACCTGAACCAGTTGGCCCGATCAATAGAACATTACCCTTTTGAATTTCTAAATCCTTTGGTGGATTATTAATACGTTTATAGTGATTAGCAATGGCTACACTAAGTACCATTTTAGCATTAGTTTGACCAATGATATGTTGATCTAGGAATTCTTTAATAGTTTCTGGATCATATCTAATATGATCTTTTTCTATAACTTCTTCTGTGTTGTTATTCTCATCAACCATTAGTTGAGTACATAACTCAATACAGTCGCTACATATAGCAACATCTTCTCCTACGATTAATTTATTTACGGTATCTTTGTGATTACCGCAGAATGAGCAATGGCTTAATTTTGTTTCTGTTGACATATTAATACTTATCTTAAGTTGCAAATGTACATAACTTTTTAGGTACAATAGATAATTCTATAGTAAATAGATTTTTCATCATATATGCTAGTTTACTACTTTGATGAATGTTAATAAAAACTTCACTACTTTCAGATACATGTTGATATATGTTAATATTTTTTGATCCATTATTATTATTGAATTGATGATAGTCTAGCTTTGGCATAAAACATTTACTATATTGTGTTTGATTATATTGATCCTTAAGTTCCATATTTACCATGGGCTCATTACCATCTAACATACCGTATACAATTTTAAGAGGTATAACTACATCATTGAAATAGTAACTTTCTTTTACCATATTAACAGAGCCGGGATATTGTTGAGCAAAACCCTTTTCTACTGTCCAAAAACTTGGTTTGCCGTCTGCTACTACTTTTATAGCATCATGCAACGATAGAATATAATTACTATTCCATTTCATTGTATAAGGTATTGTCAATATTAAATTTCTATTAGAATCTATCTTAATAGTATAATTACCTTGTGTAATATCATACGCACGTTTAGGATAATCATTCAAGATACTAGTAACTAGTCGGTCACCGTTCTGTTTATTCTCTAAGAATGATTTATATTGATTATTATGTTTTGTACCGTCTAGAGTTTTACTATCCTTACCCTTAGACAGTATCCTATCACTTAATCTAAGTAATGATAGTTTAACATCTACAACTACTTCTACCTTATTACCAACATTTTGTTGTGAAATGATTTTGTATTCATCAACATAGGCTGAACTATATGCTAGTATTTCATTTTTAATGAGCTTATCATTATATGATTCACGTTCACTGGCAATAACTACACCAACTTGATACTCAATAGCTTCTTTAAAAGCATTTTGTTTAGCTTCTTCGTATGTGTAGCCTATTCCCGTAGTACGATAGTAATCTGATTTACTGGTAGATGCACATGCGGTAAGTATAAAACATACCGCTAGTAATAATAAACGCATAATCAATTACCGAATTTTTTACGCAATTGATTAGTTACTTGTTCGGATTCTTTATCCCAACGAATAGTTACTGCTACTTCCTGTGGACCTACAATTTCTTGTTTAATTACCTTGAAGCCACGCAGTATACCTTGACTATTAACACGAATGGTTTCACTTAATTGATAGGCAGTATCATTGCTATTTTCACGTACTGAATAATTTGTATCTTTTTCAGCATCGGTATCGCTCATAGATACAACCTCACCAGTTGTTGTGCGAGATTTCATTCTATCACTTGCTTTTTCAACGTTTTTAGCCAATGTGTTGTTTACACGTGTACTTGAAACATCTTCCTGAATAAAGTGACGAACATTTGCACGGGCACGGTCACCTGCACGAATTAATGCAGTACGGCGATTGTTCTCACTATTACCATTTGAACTGGCAGTACCTACTGATTCAATACTAACAACTTCACATTGTGATTTCCAAAGTGTATACCAAGCACAGTCAGTTTCAATACGTATGGTATCTTGTTTAAATGATGTGGATAGTTTTTGATTGCGGATTTGGTCAAATTCACCCTCACCACGTTGAATACTTGAACAACCCACTAGTGATAGTGTGGTCACTAAAGCCAATAACTTGAAATTCATTTCAATCTCCATTAAGTTTAAGATATGTGTATAGTAACACAGTATCCAATTATTGTCAATTATTTTTGGTTCTTTAGATATAGTTCTATCTGTTCTTTTTCGGTTTCGGACAATAAGTCAAGGTCATACTCGCCCTTTTCTAATTTATCAACCAAATATTTGATATATTTTTGGTTATGTAAATAGGTATCTGATTGGTCCTTTTGTACCTCTATCCATTTACGACTATCATATTTATAAACACGATTTGGTAATGAATCTACACGAACAAATACATCACCTTTGTTAGCAACTTCTGGGAATTTTATTCCAAAGTTTGTACTAATAGAACGTTGGTTATCAGCCGTTAACATGAATACATCTGGACGTAATCCCTTTAACGCATCCTTACTATAATGTTTATCTTCAAATAGTACATAACCACCTTCTAATTCTTCATATGGTTTTTCAATAACCATTACTTCATTATCCACTGGTTCTTCTTTTGGTGCAACCATTGGCTTAACATCAAAGTTTACAAATGGTTTACTTAAATATGGATGTTGTTCTAATAGTGTTTTAGGTTCTTCTTCAACTTCTTCAAATGGACCGTCACGAACATCACAATTTTTATTGGGACAGAAAGGTCCTATACCAGGTGCATTTACTAACTCAGTACCACACATGTAACAGTTAATGTGTTCTACTGGTGTTTTAGCAGTTGCAATAATTTGTGTAATCTGTTCATCTGTTAATGGACCATCATCAGGTTCATATGCTGGTTCTGTGACAGTGGGAGTCAATGGTGTTTCACTCCCTAGAGGGCTGTCACCCTCCTCGTCCCATTCTTTACTTGCATTAGCGGCAAGTACAAGTGCAATAGCTAATGGATCAAATACAACAACAAGTAAAATAATAACCCAACGAACAGCACTTTCTAGCATATTCTGATCGGCATTATCACCATAAATCAATGCGGCAATATACTTGATAGGACCTACCTCAGCTTCAATCTTACGATTCTCAGCCGCAATAGGTGCACGTTCTTCATTAAGTTTTTGTATTTCTTTTTGTGCATCACCAATATCTTTTTGTAATTTACTACGTTCGCCGGCTTGTTGTCTACGTATGGCAACAGCACGTTCAGCACTATTCTCACTATCACCACGACTTAATCTTTGGTCAACTTGATTGTCCATTTGAGTTAGTGCTTTTCTAGCCAACTCTATGTTCTCTCGTTGTGTCTTAATCTTTTCATCATACAATGATAATTTGGCTTGACTATCACCTGATGTAACACCAGTCTCCATATGTGCCTTTGACAAAAAGCCAAAGATACCCATGCTTGTCAATAGTGCTAGTGCAATAACGGCTGGAACCAAGTACAGTTTTAATACCCAACTTGCACGTTGCCAATATTTCCGTAGCCAAACTGTTGTGGTAATCTTTCCTACTTCTAGGATAGACCCCATGATGATAACAGGAATAACCGCACCTGCAAAGATAGCGGTTAAACCGATAATACTATAGTAAGCTGCCACTGAACTAAGTGACAGTGCTACTAATAGTGTAAGATTAGAGAATGATAGAAATTTTAGGCGCATCTAATATTTAGTCTACACTAGGGTCAAATAAATGAATATAATAACTTAAAAATTCAGCTACCGGTAATACAAGCTTTTGAGGGATACTAGGACCATGTGTCACATGATATGTAACTAAATAATCACCTTTATCCTCATCTGTTTTCTTTACTTGGATAACTTCAATTTTGTTACCATCTTCAAACACATAACTTTTCCCTATTAAGTCATATGGGTTCATTTTTTGTTATGATGGACACTGAATGTAGACCACTGACCGCGCCAGTTATCGTGTTCACTATCCATACCCTCATCATCAAGTTCTGCACCATCATATACTAATCGTGTAACAACACTAGTACCTTCAATGTCCCAGTTCAATACTTTAAGTTTCTTGGGTTCAAACACACCCTCAATAGTTGTTTGAATACAACTACCCTTACCACCTTGCGTCCAATACAACCAATAGCCCTTACCTAAATAGTGAGGATACAATTCATCTACTTCCTCTGTTGCATCATAGATACTTTCATCTTCACCGTATGCTTCACTGATAAATGATTCTAAGTCACCATCATAGATAGTTTCACCCTCACTATTCTCAATAGTCATGTGAGTATCATCTTGGTCAAAACCATATAATGAAATCTTATCTTGATATTCATAGTAAGGACTGTCAAATTGTGCCGCTTTAGGAGTACCATTCTCATCATAGTCATAGTTCTCATTAAGCGCATCACTTAAATCATCTTCATGATCCTCATCACTCCAGTAATCATATTGTGCTTTCTTAATCTTATGTACACCGATCTCACGTGTGCGACCCCAGATACGAATTGTATATGTATCAGCAGGATAACTTTCCTTCAATGTATCATTATCTTCTTCATCGTTCTCAAAGGGCCATTTAGCAGTTTCTACAAAATCGCTATCTGGAGTGGGCCAGTGACCAGTAGGAGTATCTACGATCAGTTTTTCAAACTCAGATTTAAGTTCTTCTAACCCTGCTTCTAACTCAGCAATATCTACATGTTCTTCGTACTCATCGTCTTTGGCTTCTTCTGCCCAACGTGCGGCACGTTCGTCAGATTCCTTTTTATCCTTGATGCCGGCTTCTGTTAATTCAGTATCACTTTCACAGTAAGGACAAACTTTCTTTGCTTCACGTTCACCGGTCTCATCATCTTCGGGCCATATCCAATCAGCATCATAACTTTGACCAGTCCACTTACACTTGGTACACTTGTGTGTATGCTCTGGTTCGGGTGGATCACTATGCCAGCTATCACTATCACCTAACTCATATGTAACTTCATAACCACCTTTACGGTCAGTCCAGCAGTCATCATATTGAAATTCCCATTCAATGTCAACATCATTTTCGTTGGCATCATCAAGTACTTCTTCATAGTCAATCTCACCAGACTCAATATCTGCAAGTTTTTGTACAATTTCATCTTCATCCAAATCAGGATAAATTTCACTTAATAGTGCTTCATCAATCTCAATAGCATATTGTCTATCGTGTTGATGCCATTCATGTTTAACGACTGTTACCATTTTGTGCCTCCTTAGCGTTCTGGTAAATTTTCTTTACTATATCTACTATTGGACGAACTATCCATCCACCCCAAACTATACCGCAAATAAAATAAATCCATTCATTGAAAGTCATTACTCAACTCCAAAATGTTCATGATATCTATTCAACAAATTTTCAAATGCATTAAATGCAAGTTCTTCTCTATTGATTCCAATGCATTCTTGTACAATCAACTTGGCAAATTTTTCTTTGTCAAAGATCCAACCTTCACCGCTGTTTGATGTTGGTTCAATATATGTTGTAGCCTGTTCTGCAAGTAGTTTAATTCGTTCGTTAGTTTTCATGTAATCGCCTGCAGTTGTAAATTTTAAATCATTCATTTGTCATCCCTAAAACGTACAAAGCGTGGGAAACGTAAACTATATGTACCATCACGATTTTGTGTAATTACATCACACAATACTTCACTAGTGCGACCAATGACCAGATTGCGATTAGTCCAGTAATCATCTCTATCACTATCACTAAAGCCACTACCCACATTGACTGTAATTTCTTTCCCGTCGTCAATTCCATGACAAACAAGTGCTCCCAGTCTTCCACAATTTCTACCAGTACCTTCTTCAACACCAACGACCTCCAAGTCTACTGTAATCGTAGGTTTATATTTCATCCACGAGGTACTTCGCTTACATTCGTAAGGTGCATCAGTTGCTTTTACCATTACACCTTCAAATCCTTCCGCAACCATATCTTTACAATACCGATTGAATTGGTCACGTCCTGCGGCTGTATCTAAGTCAACCATGATATGTGGCAGCAATTCAACATTGGGCATTGTATCAATTACTGGACGCATATCTTCTAGTATCTTAATACGTTTTTCTAACTGAGCATTCCAATGACCTTCACGGAAAGCATCTAGTGGAAGAATATCAAACACATTGTATACACTATCCTCTGCTTGTACATCAGTCTTTCGGCGTGCTTGACGCATTAGTTCTTGGAAGCTATTACCAATCACTTCACCGTCAAGTACAAAGCCCATGCTTAAGTTACTTGTTGCGGCTTTACGAACCATCTTGATCCAGTTATTACGAACCTGATCTTCAATGTGACCAAAGTTGTCAAACTGTTTACCATTACGACTAAAACAAATAGTTGTTAGACCACCGTCATCACTAGGAATAACCATCAACAACATACGAACACCGTCAAGTTTAGGTTCAAGGCGTTTGATACCTTTCATCTCAGGACGACCTTCACTATTAGTTGCTAATTGACAACCAAAGATTGGGATTTCATACATTGTCTTTTTACAGATTTTATTGATTGTTTTATCACTAATGCCTGCACGTAAGTCTCTACGCAATACCGGTGCTAAGAATGTATTCCATTCATCACTATCAAATCGTTCAGCGGTAGCTTGAATAGCATCACGTGCGGCGTGACCTGTTAACCGACGTTGACTAAGTTGTAACATTAATTCGTTAAACTCATCCCAGGGATTTTCTGCATCAACAATACCTGTTGTATCGGGTACTTGACGAACACCAAATGTCACATAAGGATTATAACATGCTTTAGTAAATGAAAGAAAATTGATAGCATTTGTACTACCGAGGACACTTGCCTCTAGTGCTTGTTTGAGTACATCTTCTTTGTGAAGGCGACTATCACTTTCGTTTAGTTTATTGATCCAACTTGCTGACATTTAATCTTCTTTCTTTGCTGTTGAGAATGGCCACTCTGTAGTTGCTACAGTCAGTGGACGCTGTTTAAGTTCTACTACTTCAATAGATTCATTATACACATCCTCGTCAATTTTGTCAACTATAAATGGACCCAAAATAGTAATACTATCTTCTTCAACTAGCCAATTATGGTCACCGTCATATAGCCAACCTGCACCACCATCTTCCCAACATTGTTCAATTTCAGCTTTTTCCTCATCTGTAAAGGATTCATCAAACTCAAACCAAACAGAACAAAGGTCATCAAGTTCACATCCCCAACCGATTGAAGGATCTACACAATGGTATCTATCATCACTATGTGGTAGTTCATCCTCTGTTCCAACAAAGCCTTGACCCCAACGATATGTTTCGGTTACACTCCAACCACGGATAGTACCTTGAGAATCTTTACTATAAACATCATAGAAAGCTTCTACTGATTTTTTGTCTTTCGGGCGTATCCGATATATCTGGCTCATATTTTAATTTTCCTCTATCTTTACATTCCTGAAGCACTTCAGGAGGAACATGTCTATATTCTTTAATTACACTACACTTGTATTCTATTGTAACATCATCCGGATCGTCAGACAATTCATCCGGGTCATTAGTTAACCACAATAATATTGCTGTTATTGCTAAGATAGTTATAATTATATTTTTAAACATTTGGGGAAACACGCTACACCTCGTAGCGTATTTAGTTATAAATGTTGTTCTAGTAATATAACTAATCTATATTCTGATTTAGGATAAGTTGCCAATAGCCATTTTAACATTTCTTCGCTATATGGCAACCTAACCGAATCGTATTTGTTTGTGATATACATTACCAGCTACTGTTATAAAATACTTTGCGACCAAGGAAACATTCTGCCTTAGCATCAACACAAAATTGTAGGTCAGCATCATAGTAATAGTCATCACTTGGGTTACCAAAAAAGAATCCTTGTGTATCAAGTCCTGCGACTACACCTGATTTGATATCTTTCTCAAGCATATCAATATCGTCCCAATTCAATTCAATTTCAACACCATTGAAAGTATTATAATTGACTTCTTTTTTCTTTGCCAATCTTTCCATCCAACCATGCAAATTTGGGTGTTTGCGCCAATATGCGAGTTCCTGATGATTGTCGTAATCATCATTAGCCTTACTGGCAACATATGCGTACATATCAAGTCCCATTTTATCCTCCACCTGTTTACGTTTATATTTCACTTTGCTTGTTCAATGGTTACTTCTTTAACCTTGTCTACACCACGATCAGCCATTCTAGCGATACCACTAAAGCCAACTGTTGATACAACAATACCAAGAATAAAACCAATAACTAATTTACTCATAATTAAATCTCCGGAAATTCAAATTTAACCCAATCTTCTTTATAATGTTCTTTCAAACATTCTGCCGCATCAGTATAACCATGATTGACTAATGTTAAATTACAATCACCAATAATCAATCTAGCAAACTTATCCGGATCAAAGTCCTGTGTATATGTAAAACTATTACCGGTAGCATCAGTTTCAATATATCCACCTGCTTGCTTAAACAATATTTCAATGTCTTTATTCAGCATCACTTGTCTCCACAATTCCAAAATGAATTAACAAATCCCTACCTAACAACGGGCCATGTTCCCAAGCACTACGTGCATAACGGTCACACTCTCTAACAATCAGTTCTGCAAACTTTTCAGTATCAAACCGATCAACCATATAAGTGTTAAAAGCAGTAGTACCGCGTTGTTCACGGACGATACATTGTGCTTTCAATTCATTAATCAATTCTGTGTTCATTCTTCAACTCCAAAATGTTCTCTTATAATCTCTGCACCAGAAATACCATAGTCATTAACCCGCATATTTTTAACTTGTTCAGCACATTCATTGACAATCAACTCAGCGAACTTTTCAATCTTATCATCCCACAACTCTACAGATTCTCGTTGTTGTACTGGATTGCTCATTAGATTGTGGGTAGAGAAATGTCCGCCAGCCTTTTTGACTAGTTCTCTAATTCGTTCGTTCATAATACTTTCACACGATTAAGTTGAGTACTATTGTCCCTATGACCTTTAATAGTACCATTAATAACTAACACATCACCGACTTGTAATGCTTCCTTATAAGGAAAGAACACTACTTGGTCATCACCATTGATACCTGTAACATAGTTAGTCATCCATTTCTGTGAATAAACTGACTTTAATACTTCAATAGAAGTTGTAACCTTGTCATTAATTTTACCAATATAACCACCTGTAGCAAAACTAATACGTTGATCTGCCGATTGACGTACAACACCACGCTCGTAGCAACTCGGCAAACTAGCAATAACAGCAATATCATAAGTGCTAGTAATTGTGTCACGATTGGCTAAAACCATTGCGTTATTGTCAAAATCGTTCAACTTTTTACCTTGCAAGATTTTAAAAGTTAATGCTTGATAAAATGAACGAACCTTTACGGCCTTCTCACGATCCTCGTCGGTAATTAAAAAAGTATCAGCCAACAATTGTTCAACAATCATACGATTGGATAGTTTTGTAACTGCAGGATCTGATTCAGAAATCATAGCAAGCTTGATGTAACTACCATTAATACGTTGTGCCGCACATGCCGCACTCCAAACATCATCGGCATTGTGATTCACAACAACCTTTTGTGTTTTAGTTTTAATACGATAGTAATCACTACCGTTATCATCAGCATGACCCAATCTTTGAATTTGACGATTAGTCATATATGATACATTTGCGAATCCAGGCATCATTTACTCCTTAAATCTCAGTTTCGTATTCGTAAAACTTAACAGATGGATCCAACTTCTTTAGTTGTTTAGCGGCAGTCATTAATTCTTTATAGCGACGGTTAACTTCTGCACGGGGCAATTCACCATCACATGTAAGATTCTCAGGGCTCAATGACGAATCAATCATATCTGCAACACGTTGACGACCTGCGGCAGTTTTAATTTCATACTGTTCGCCCTTGAAAAAACTGTTCCAGTGATTCTTCTGGTCAATGAATGTTTGTAATGCTTTCATGTTTAGTCCTTTAGTTAACTGTTTAAGATTCTATTGTAGCAGAATACCCATTTATTGTCAAATTTAAGCGGCCAATCGCTGTAGTGTTTTTGCAACATTATCTTGCACCAATTGTTCAAATCCAGCTACCGTAACTGGGTAGCCCAACAATTTCAATTGTTTTTTAATATGGGGTTGAATGAAACCCTTAGAACCTACGATTTCAAGGGGAGCCTCACCCTTTTCTAAACGGCTGAAGTATTCTTCAACTGTGAAGTTCTTTGTAAGGAATGTAAGGAAACTTGCTTTAGTACCACGGCAATATTTGAAACGGGCTACAAACTTTGTAGTACCGTCAACTGGGTTTGTATAGTCAACATACTCTGTACCGTAGAAATTGCCCTTGATGAACTTAGTCATATTTGCTCCTTTAGTTAACTGTCTATGTATGTATTGTAGCACAACACCCATTTATTGTCAAATTTTGGGTATAAAAAAGCCCCGAAAACGGGGCATTTTTTGTGAACTAAAAGTATTACTTTTTAGCTTGGCTTTGGTTTACGAAACCATACATTTTCTCCGCAGTTTCAAGGATCTTATCTAGACCTGGAAACTCTGGCATTGCAACAGAAGTAACAAGCTGACCTGTTTTTTCATCACGCTGGGCAGATAGTTCCCAACCTTGAAATTTCATTTGATATTCTTGTTGAACCATATCTTTAGCCATAGCTAAAATATCTGTACGTAATTCATAGCCATTTTTGTTAAATTTAACTTCTGGCAATTTTGGTGTGTAATCTGACATAATGTTTCCTTTGTGTGTTAATGTTTATATAGTATATAACATTTTTTTAGGTTGTTGAAACTTTTTGGGAAATATCATGGCATTTTACTTGCTTTGTATTTTTTAATATCTTGTATTGCTTCAAGGATACTTTTTAATATTTCTTTGATTTTGTTCATAGATACCTCTTGCTTGAGTTTAATTCGTATTGTCTAGTGTAGCGTTCTATATCAGCAACATCCTGTGGTTGTTTGCTAATTATATACTGCTCCATCTCAGTACCATATGTTGATTGAGATTCACTCACTAACGCAATTAATGGGCCAATAATACCAACCATGGCTAGTGCGCCAATTGTCAATAGTATACTAACCATGATTACTTAGCCTTTGCAGATTTTGCAGATTTTGCAATATTGAAAGCAGGAACCATTGCTTTATACTGGTCAGCTAATTGTGTATAGAAATCTTTACTTGTGAAAATCATACCCAAACTCATCATAGATTGCATTCCTGCATCTGCGGCTGATTTAGTATATTTTGATTGTGCATCAATGAAACCATTCAATGCTGTTTTGATGCCTTCGTGTTGAACTGTTTGTTCTACGAATTGTTTTTTGAAGTCTGTGACGCCGTCAATCAAGGCGTAAGTTGCTGTGTTAAACATTTTATATCTCCTATGTGTATGTGTTTAAAAGTGAGTTTTTATGAAGAACTCCTAACTTCACAAGTATTTATCACTTGTAGAGAAATTATAACATAACTTCTCTATATTTTTGTAGAGCATGGCCTCTAATCTGTTCTAATCTACTAGTTATATGATCGGGTAATTCCGTGTCATCATCCCATAGATTAGAATTAATTAGTTTAGGCCTACTATAGCCACGATGTAAATCTATATCATAGATATCAGGGCCATAGTCATCATCTACTTCACTTAGCTGGTTTGGCTTCTGGCTTAGCAGGTGTAGCTGGTGCAGCTTCTGCTTTGGCAGGGGCACTTTTGGCATCTGCCTTGGGAGCATCCTTTTTCTTAGCTAATTTCATTTCTGATTTAGGTGCTTCTGCTTTAGCAGGTGCAGTTGCTGCCGGTGTTGCAGGAGCTTTAGCTGGTTCAGCAGCCATTGCTGTTGCTACTGATAATGTAGCGATTAGGGCGATTGCTAATGTTTTCATTTTAAGTTTCCTTTATGTTAATGAAGTAGATTTAGTTGTCTACATATATATAACGTATTAGCCAACTGTTTCGTTGACATAAATACATTATGTTATATATATCTTATCAGGGCATCTATGATGGTCAAAACTACGAATATGCCAATACTCCAGATCAAATAGGTAAATCATTTAATAATGGTTATTCCTGCATGGTAGATGTTTGGAGAATAGATAATACACTATGTGTAGGGCCTGAAGCTGCTCCTATTCCTGTAACTGACAAATATCTACAGGGTAATCGTTTTTGGATTAAATGCGGAGATCAAAACACATATGATTGGTTTACTACACAATCATTACGTAAATATCCTAACTATTTCTATCAACCAGTATATAACAGTGTTGTAACAACTAGTAGTAATAAATTATGGACACCGGGTACTACTGCAATTAATGATACCAGTATTGTTGTATTACCTGAAATAGCTGATAGAGGACTATTTAGTACGGTACATTTAAGATGCTATGGCGTATGTAGCACATATCTAACATTTATTAAACGTATGCGTAATGAAGGTGAGTGGTATTAACCACCACGACCTGAACGTCTTACAACTGTTGCACCACCATTACCCTTACTTGGTTTAGGTCCTTGACTTTTAGGTGCTTTACCAAAGCTAGGATTCTTACTATCTTTCTTAGCGGCATTAGCTAAATTGATAAATGGGTTCTTGCTTTTCTTTTCTTCTGTCATTTTTGTACCTTTATGCTATCTAAATATTCATTCACATTACCATACAAACTAATCAACATTGCTATTTTACTATCATAGAAACGTATGTATGGGAAGCTTTTCTTTCCATCTTTATTTACACCCATGTAGTAGGGGCATTTGATTTTTTTATTTAGTTCTAGTAAGTAAGCATGATATTGAACTTCAGGTTGTATTTTAAGTTCATATTGATAGAATTCAATTTCGGCTAATCTAAAAGCATAGTCACCTGAATCAGTTAGTCGTAATCCATCTTGGCGACCAGTCATCCACCACTTGAATAATAAATTCTCTACGGGCGTGTTTTTTTCTTGTAGTAGTGATTCAGGAAGTTGAGCCAATACAACTTCTGTTATGGTTTCTTTGAGAGATTTTCGCTTACTCATCTGGGTAGACTACTCTACCTGAGTTCATAAATACCACAGTAAATTTATCACTTTTAAATTGTAAATTTAATTTACGACATAAATTACGTGCATGTCCAGGATTACTGAAACTTGTTTTCTTATACTTAGGTGTAGCTTCATTATCTAAATAATGTTGGCTTTTTAAGTTAATAGGCTGACCGTCATAAAACACTGCCCAAATACCGGCTGCCTCCACGATTTGGTCGCATTTGTATGTTACTTTGTCTACTAATTCTAGTAGAACTTTGGGTTGTGTCCTAGACATTAAAATTTACCACCATTAATTTCTACTTGAAATACTGGTTCTACTATATTTTTATTTTGTAAAAGTTCGTAGTTATCAGCAAGTAGTTTACTTACCTCATCACGCAATCCGCGGGCTTCACTTATGGGAATAACCACATCTTTTCCCTGTTTACTTTCCATTAGTGAAACTTTATCCACAAATCGCTTAATATGTATCATCAGTTATTTATCACGCTTTTTGCTTCATATTCAGTTTTAAATGGTCCCTGATAAGGATAACGCTGAATAAAGATGTATTTAGGGCAAAAAACTGTTTCAGTTTCACTACCCTGTTGAATGTTGAACCATCCTGCGGCATGATAGCATTTGCTTTTATTAGCAGTAGTAAATAGATGTAATTTACGTTTGATATCCAACATACTGTTATAAACTTTATCTGTTGTAGGATATACTTTAAAAGGCAAATCATGTTTGCTTTTATTTACTTTTTCTACTGATTCAAACTGAATATTTGTCTTACGTTTGATAGCTGTAGTATTTTTATAATGGCTTTTATTACCATTTAATTTTACTTCAAATCCAGAACCATTGGCTAATACATTGCCTACTTTTTCTTTGCCATCAGTGACAATCCAAAATTGATTTTTAACTACTGGCTTTGCAATTAGAATTTTTGTCATTTTTTATTCCTCTGTGTAAGTATACTATGTTTAAATATATTTGTCAACCATTGTACCAAGATAATACTGATAACGGTACTCCTCATATTCCCTAGTGAGTTTTAATGATTCGTATCTATGTATTTCTTCAACATGTTCTTTAAATAATCTATTTTGTTCCGTACGTTTTAGAGTTTGTAATCTCAATAACTTATCTTTTTTCTCCTGATCATCCACTTTGATATCATGCTGTTTTGTTTCTTTATTGATATCAGCCAACCTGTTAAACTTTACAGTATAATCAAGTAGTGGGGTAGGAGTGGAAACTTTGTTCATTCTATACCAAAATGTTGTTTAATAGCCTGTTTAATTTCTGCGCTATTTTCTAATGTATCTACTACATTTAAACACTCATTAACAATTAATGCCGCAAATGCACCAACTGCAAATTGGTCTTCGGTGATACATTCTTCTGCTAACTTTTTAAGTGTGTCATTATTCATATTTTTCCTTTATAAAATCAATCTTGCTATTAACAAATATGTAGCTGAATGGGCTAATTGGTCTAAACCAAAATGATTCCAAAAAGCTTTATTACTTATATCTGTAACACCATACCTCATTTTAAACCAATCAATATGATAATGTAAAACAAAGTCTAAAAAACCTAATATACCGGCATATGCAATATATGCAGGTCCAGTAACTAATACAATACAAAACATCGTAGCAATGCCATGTTTAATACTATGATCCATACCTACTGTATCACCGTAAATACCTTTACGGGCAATCTCATCGTTAGATTGATTTACAAAATCAATATAGTAATGCTTTACGAAAAGCAGTAATAATAAAATAAAAATCTCGTTCATTTATATAACTTTACATCTTTGTGTTTAACGATTATAACACGATATACTACATCTTTGTACTTGATAGGTAAATCTAAATATACACTAATTCTAGGACCTTCAATCTCGTTGATTAATGTATCATTACCCACAGTTCCTACAAATGGGATACTATTCCATTTGCCAATAATACGATCACCAATACTATATTTACCCGTGTATCGGTTTATTTTAAAATATTCTGCTAGACTTGCCATTATAACATAAACTGTTTTAGCACATTTTTTGCTAAAGACAGGTCCTCTACTACAGGTTCATCTAACATTTTACGATATTCTGTTAATATTTCCATAGCATAACATTGATCCTCATCGTCCAGGGAGTTCCACCAATCAAGTAATTCATCTGGATTTTTGTTTAAGATATATTGTAGGTTATTATAATCTCGTTCCATATTTAGTCTCCTAATTTTTCCCAAACATATTCTGATTCTTTAATATATGAAACAGGTTTTAGCCAACCATTATTAATACATTTAACAAGAATTAATTTATACTCTCTAGGACAATTTTTACTAATCTCAAATCCAGCACGTGGTACTAATTTAATACCATCAGTCATTGTAAAGTCAGGATCACCCTGTTGTATTTCTTTAAAAGTTATACCAGTAGTAGTGAAGTTCATTCTTCAACTCCGAAATGTTGTTTAATTTGTTCACCAATCATACGACCGGTCCAAGCAGGATGTTCTTCACAAGTCACTAACATTTCCTGCACAATCAACTGGGCGAACTTTTGTGAATTATCAACACTCATCCATTTACCACTAACATCAGTTCCTACTTGATTAATATATTCTTTAATCCGTTCACTCATACTAAACTACCTTTATACGGATTATTAAGCCACCTAGCATAAGTTTCAGCTTGTTCAGAGATTTTTGTAAGTTCATATTTTCCACAGAATTTCATAAAATGAATACCAACTTGAGGGGTAACTGTTGTACGTACACCCTCACGAATATTTGTATCAACAGATAATTTAACATCATCTGGTTGACAAGTCAAATCAATCAATACCCGATTACGTTCATAATCGTCACGTACACGATGTTCTACCTCATTATGGTCAGACCAGCGTTGCAACATTAGATTGTTCCAATGGTAGCCTTGCTTAGTTCTATCAGCATAAGCTTCCATCAGTCCTACTTTATTCTTACTACCTTTACTACGTACCCCTGGATAAGCACTGAATACATTGTCGGTTGCGTCACCACGCATACATTTCTCAAATAAAATATATTGTGGGTCACCTAACAGTTTTGGTTCACTAGTTTTCTTGTCTTTAACAATACGACCTTTGTCATCAAAGTATCCTTCAACTGTAATCAATTGGTTAGTAATACCATTGTATTGTTTTACGTTTTCTGTGATAAGTTGGATATAGTCGGTATCGCTACTAATGATAAAATGTTCATCATCAGGATGCAAGTGAATGAAACGTGCAATCAAATCATCAGCTTCTGCCTTAGGATCACGCAATACACTAACATTAGTCTTTTCACGCAAGAAAGTTGTGAATGTTTCATACGTTTCCCAAAACATTATATTTTCTTCTTTCTCTGTTTCGGTCTGTGCTTGTGTATCCACTACACGATTCTTTTTATATGGCTCATAGTAGTCCTTACGCCAGCTACGACCCTCGAGACAGAACACAACGTGGTCAATGCCAAATTTGCGAACTATTTGATTACATGATGCAAGTGTAAGATGTAGTGCCATACCAATCTTTTCCCATGTATCACTATTACGTGATGCAATGTGACGGGCACGGAAGAATGTGTTTGCTGTATCAATTAATGCGTATTTCATGTGTCTATTATATACTACTATTTAAATGTTGTCAACTTATTAGCTTACTTCTGTTCTTCCATTGCCCAAATCTCTACTACGTATTACCCTAGCGTCACGGTTCTCAGGATCCGCAACCTGTTGTTCATACATCTCCAGTGCTATATTTCTACATACAGTTTGAAACCAGCGATCCACAATAACAACATCGGTATCATCATCACGTTGTTTATATCCCGCTTTGATAAGATTTAGTACAAACTTGTCATTATAATCTAAGTCAAAAGCACCGTCATTGATATTTTCAGGATTGATTTCTACCTTATTGATAGCTACATAGGGTTCACCTGCCATAGTAGCTTTTTCTTTGTCAGTAAATGTAGGTGCTGAAGGCTTTGGTTGTTTAGGTTTTGCTTCCTTCTTTTCAACAACAGGCTTAACCTCTTGCTTCTTAAATAAGTTTTTTATTTTGTCAAACATTTATATCTTTCATGTAATTTAAAACTGGCAAGATTCTTTGCCTTTGATTCACACATTATATCAAAGTTATCTAAGAATGTCAATGCCCAATCATTCACAGCTTCGCTCCAATAGTAGTCACTGTGTGCCCGAAGCTTCTGTTTACTGTGTCCTGCTTCAATCAACGCACCATGATCGGGTAACTGTGATCCGGAATGTCCCTCAAGTACATCCTCACGGCTGACGGAGTAATGTAAAGTAGGCCTAATACCGCGCCAACTATCAATAACTTTCTTAACCCTGTCATCATTGGGGGAAATATATTCTCCCTCACGTATCCAATTATGGTGAATGTCCATAACTGTAGGTACGAGGTCAGATAATGATAAGCAGTCTGTAAGTCCATGTGTGTATTCCTCATTCTCTAGTGTTAGTGTGTTTCTCGCTTCTGGCGATAATCTATTGTACACATCACGAATGCCTTGTGGGCCTTTACGTCCTGAGATATGTACATTTACCTTGAAGTCTTGAAATTCTTTGCCATAGCCCATCCAACGAACCATGTCACAATGATATTCAAATTCTTCTATACTCTTATTTACTACTTCTTCACGGTCACTAGCTAAAACAACAAATTGGTCAGGGTGAAAACTTAGTCTAACATCATTGGCACGTGCAGTCTCACCAATTGGCGCAAACCAACGTGCTAAACTATCTTGCACATCCTTGCTATGCCAAAAGTCTTTGTACTCATCCATGGTATAAAAACTAAGCATATCACTAGTAAGACGAACCATACGTAATTCGGGTTCTAGTGTAGCAACACGTTTAACAAGATTATGTGTATTCATAATATTGCGTTTAGCAACATCCATAATCTTTTCTTCAGCAACACTACGGCTATTACGCTTTGCCCAAGCATGTGTTGTACCGCCTGTATTGTAACCTTCGGCTGAAACAACCTCACCTTTACTATTGATTTCTGACCATTTGCAAGCGAAACCGATGCGTTTGACTGACTGATTTGTGTACATAGATAGACCAAAATGATAAATAATACATGTAGTGTAGCATACCTACGCAATAAAGTCAACTATTTACGGACAATTGAATGAGATTTAACGAAATCATAACTGAGAGTGCAGGAGCCAGATTAAAGGACCTAGCAAAGATTAGTACCAATATGCCGGATGCTGACTTTTGGTTAATACGTAAGGGTAGTGATAAGACAGTAGGTAAGCCTGTTACAGAATTTGATCCTTCACGTATTGGTGTTAAAGTTGTACGCACAGATGTTTTAGATCCAAAATATCTATATTATGTAATGATGAATTTACATAATCAAGGACAATTTGCACGTATAGCAAATGGAACAACTAACTTAGTTAATATTACTGTAAATGATATTGCCAATATTCCACTTGGGCAACAGGGTGTTAATGAATCAAGTTCACAGCAAGATGCAATTAATACTTTGTTAAAAAAGCATGGTTGGGCTGTAGGACGAATTGAAGGTGATCTTGCTTTTACTTGGGAAGGTAAATCATATAGATTTCAAGGAGAACGTATGCGTATTACATCTCCTAATGGACAGTCTATGACAGTAATTTGGGGAAAGCAACCAAACTGGCAAGGCCGTACAGGTGAATGTAGTTTTGCACAAGCGGTACAAAATAAATATATTACATTTGATTTACCAATTTGGCAAGAACTAGATCGTGGTAAAATTAATGATAGTCAAGCTATACAAAAATTCAAAAATGAAAATGAACGTCAGGCTATAGAAGCACTTAATAAAGGTATATAAAAATGAGAATAACAGAATTTATAACAGAATCTAGCAAGATTTGCCCACAATGTGGAATGAAAGGCTGCAGTTGTGAACCTGGAAAATGCAATTGTAAACCAAAACCTGGTTATCCTAAAAAGGTTAACGAGGCTGCAAATCCAGCACAACAAGCCGCTATAGCCATCAATATGAAAAAACATCATCAGAAGCCTAAGAATGAAGGTTATACAATGGAAGATGAGCAAATTGACGGTATGGCACAAGGTGAAATACGTGAAATTATTAAAAATGCTATACATATTAAAAATAAATTAGACAGTGGTACTAGTTTAGATGGTTGGATGTATAGTTATGTAACCACTAGTAATGACCATTTAAATAGTGTAGCAGAACAAATAGGTAACCCTAATATTAGTGATGAAGAAGATTTGGATGAGGGTGAAAACTGGTCAAAGTACAACCACAAACGTGTGGGTGGTATGAGTAAAAAGAGTGTAAGTAGCTATCGTCGTAGTCATCCTGGTAGCAAGATTCAAACAGCAGTAACAACGAAACCTAGTAAACTTAAGAAGGGCAGTAAAGCCGCTAAACGCCGTGCTAGTTTCTGTGCTAGAATGCGTGGTATGAAGAAACATCGTACCAGTGCTAAGACAGCACATGATCCAAATAGTAATATTAACAAGAGTTTGCGTAGATGGCATTGTGAATCCATTGAGCAAATGCAAGAATTGATAATGTTAGCTGAACAAAAAATTAAGGCTTTAAAGAAATGAATTTTATAGAATTATTTGAGGGTACAACACCCAAATTACCGGGTGCTGTAGGTGGCATTAAGGTTATGAGTATGGATCAATTTCTTGCTCAAGCTGATGATTTACCTGATGAACAATTAGACGAATTGTCGCCTCAAACATTAGCAAGCTATGTTAGAAAATCTAATACAGATGCCAGAGATAGACTTAAACAAGATCCTAAAAATCAATTTAAAAAAGCTGAGAAAAGAGCCGCTGGTATAGGTCAGGCTATTGGTAAGATTCGTGCTACAATGGAACCCGCTACTAAACAACAAGTTAAACCACAAGATGTAGCAGAAGCAACAAAATTACCAGCACAAACACGTGAACTAAAAGGGCAAGAACTAGACGATTACTTAGATAGAATTCGTAATCGTGAAAAGGGCAAGACAGACAAATATAAACTACCTTACATACATCGTTCAAGTGTAGTCAAATATTACAATGAAGAAGGTAAACGCTACGACACAGACCAAATCAAAACAGCATTAGGTGTTCGTCCAAAGAAACTTCTTAAACAAAATGAGAAGATGAAACATAGCAACGGCGAACTAGAACAATTCTATAACATTGGTTTTGCCGCATTAGTTGGTATAGCATTAGATGAAAATACAAACGAACTAATTGTAGTTAATACATGCCCAGGTGCTGGTTCATGTAAAATAGATTGCTTTGCTATGAAGGGTGGTAAAGTTCAGTTTGAAGGTCCATGGTTAAGTGACGGAAGAATATTAACGTTTTTATTGAATGATCCAGATGGTTTCTTTAATCAATTAAGTAGTGAAATCACAAAAGAAGAAAAACTAGCACAAAAAGGTGGTTACAATTTAACTATTCGTTGGCACGATGCTGGTGACTTCTTTAGCCCAGAATATCAAGACCTAGCATTTAAGTTAGCAGCCGCTCACCCTGATGTTAAGTTCTATGCTTATACAAAGATTGCAAGTGCGGCATTGGATCAAAAGCCAAGTAACTTTATTGTTAACTGGAGTGAGGGGGCAAGTACTAGCCAAGAGAAACAAGTTAAGGCACAAGATCCTCAACTTGACGTAACTAAGAATAGTCGTATTGTTCCAAGTAAGTTATTCTATGATTTACTGAAGAAGGATAAGGATGGTAAGTTAGATAAAACTGCCGACGGTGCATGGCAACCACGTGATGCCGCAGCATTAGAAGAATTAAAAGACAGACTAGCAGCCTCTTACAACTTAAAGCGTGATAGTATCATTGATTACAATGAGATGATGGCTACCCCACAAAAAAATAACATTAAGAAATGGAATGTTATTATTGCTCCGGGTGAGGGTGATATTAGTGCCAATAGACAGGATGTATTGTCTACATTATTGTTAAAACACTAAACTTTTAATAACTCTTCCATAGTGTAGAGATTACGCATATAGGGTGACACATCTTCTAGTACACTACTAGGTAAGTCACCCTTTCTTCTTGGACCATATACTACATCAAAGTCACAATCATTGACTTTTTGAAACAAGTTAACAATCTCTTGTACAGTATATCCTACACCATGTCCTAAACATTCAACACTATTGCTTGGCTTTTCAATAGCTTGCATTAGTGCATCACATATTTCATTCACATGTACATAATCACGTATACATGTACCGTCAATAACTGATACATCATAGTCATTACCGTATATAGTAAACGTTCCCGTTTCACGTGCTTTCAACAAATTGAACATTAGTCCATCGGGGTTAGTGGGAGCTACGACAGTGCTTCCAATAACGTTATAAAATCTAAAGATTGTATATGGTGTTTCACGATGTGTTGTACAATATTCTCTGACTACATCTTCTGCCGCACGTTTGCTGATACCATAAGCACTAGCACAATCTTGTGCGGCACCTGTACTTGAAAAGATAAAGTTCTTTGATTTTATCTTATTAACTACATTCATTGTACCATTCAAGTTAGTGATATAGTATTTGATAGGCATTACTTCACTTTCACCCACACGTACTAATGCTGCCAAATGAATGACAGTATCAAATTCTTCATCAATGGTGAACTGTCTATTGATATCTTGTTGATAAAATTTATGCAATGGATACTGTGGCTCACGAATATCTAATCCATGAACCTCATACTCTAATGAGTCCATTAACATTTTTGCTAGATGACTGCCAATGTAGCCTGAGCTACCTGTAATTAAAACTTTTTTCATAAACCCTCAAATAGTGATAGACCTTCAACTTCTTCTGTTGGTTCAAAGTCTGGATCTTTAGTTAAATATGTATCATTATCTGTATAGATAACACGGAATTTGTGTTTGTTTGTCAATACACTACGCACATCATCAATACAAATAATACTACGTTTCAAATCAGTTATAAAATCAACATGTTTGATTGTATTCTCATTACATATTTTTGCTGTATTACTGTTAGATTTCTTTGCTTCAAATGTATTAAAGCATGTGTTCCATTTATGAAATACAGTTGCTTCCTGTTGTATGGCGTGTTCTAATGAACCTAAGTTATACCATCTTTCAGCCTTTTCAAAGATATTATATAACTCTACTACTTTCTCAGCCATGTTCTTTTTGTTACAAGTATAGAAGAAGTTACTATTAAAGTTATTAGTCCAACGTTGATTCTCTAATACTAGTGTAGGCATTTGTATATGTTGTTCATAGAATGCCATGCCATAACTTTCTACAATGCTAGGATTAAAAGCAATTCTAGCACTGGTCATAAAATCAACTTTCTCTTGACCAATGATGCCTACACGAATATCATATGGCACACCTATCTTCTTTAATCTATCTTCAAACTTCTTAGCACCATTAGCACTAGTCATTACCTTAGCAGGTAGTTTTGTTTGTTCAATCAGTTCCAAAAACAGTTCAGGATTCTTACCTTCTTCCCATCGTCCTACAAACAATATACCCTCACGTGGTTTGTGATGTTCTTCAAGTAATGCAGGTTCAGTAATAGGAATAGGAAGATGATAACTTGATTCATCTAAATGTATTTGATTGAATTTACTTTGTGTACCTACATCAATATTTGTTAAACTTAATTGGTGACGCATCGCTACATTAGTGTTGTGTAGAAATGGGTTCTTAGTGTCATTAAAAATTTGACTCTCTAAGTGAGTGTAGGCAATGATTTGAATCACATCCTCAATACCCATTGTACTAGCGACCTGTACAGTCTCATATGTATTACAAACTAGTGCATCATATAGATTATGTTCAAGTGCTTCTACAATACTATTACGAAAGTTAGCCATGCGTTCATAGCAAAATGTATCACCATACATAAAGATATTGCTATGATCGGTATATTTTAATGATTCTAGTGGTGCAATAATATTAGCTTTTAATGATTTTACAAATTCAGTATTTTGTGGTTCTTTGTCTGTAATGATATCAACTTTGATGTTATGACTATCCATCAACTCACAAAAACTTTTAGTGAATTGACCAATACCACCATGAGGTATCAATGTTTGATAGCTTACTAAGAAACCAATACGCTTATCATATGTTCTCATCTATATATTTACCTTTTTAACATCCAGATAATATGGGCATTCTTATCATGCCATTTATGTTCAAATATAGGCTCACCTGGCCCTGTCCACATTGCAGTTAGTCTATATCCATATTTTAACCAAAACACTTTACCAGTTAATGCACATCTTTTAGGCAACCATGCAAACTTAAGTGTTGATCCTAAACCCCGCATTAATGCATTGTTATAAAACACATCATCGGGTGTTGGATAATCTAACATAACTCTTTTATGTTCCCCATTCGTTTTTGAATAGTGGTACTTGTAGTCTGTCACTATAACGGTAACCACGATTCATTGCTTCAATAGCAACATTTCTAGCATTTAAGTTATATACACTTTCTACACCACCGCATGGCATAAAATATACCGGACCTCTAAATCCTCTAGCACGATATTGTTTAACTGCTTCATCAGCCTCATTTGCATCTTCTTTACTAGCAATAACAAACTTAAGATATACAAAGCCTACACTTTCATATTGATGAACAATATCGGGAAGTATTGCTTCATCCCACTTCTCACCACTAATACTTAGTTTAGGACTTACACTAAATGTTAGTGCATTCTTTTCTCTATTAATCTTCCACTGTTGTAGATATATTTTAAACTCTTGGCTTAGTTCTTGTGTGCCATTAGTTTCAAATGTAATCTCTTTCAATGCTCTCATTTTCTCATTTGAAAGTAAGTACGGATACGCTCTTTGCCAGCCAAGTAGAGGTTCTCCACCGGTGATAACAAGATGCTCATCCATCCAGCGACCGTGAGGAAGCATAGTAAGGATGCTGTCAACAATACCATCGGTAGAGATAACAGGACTAAGATGCTTAAACCTAGGGTCCCAAGATGCATAGCTATCACATCCTGTACTGACAAGCGGTAAGGATTTATAATCTGTATAATCTTCTGCTTTAATTGCAATAACATCTCTTTCATTACTTATTTCTCCTTTATTCATGCCGAAGCCACCACATGTAAAATTACATCCGTATGTTCTGAGGAACACGGAGGGGACACCCATGTATCTACCCTCACCCTGAATGCTGTAAAACAGTTCACTTACTTTTAGTTGTGCCATTATTCAAACTCTCTATCTTCACGATGACCACCGCGACCTGCCATGTTACTATCAGTCTCACGTACCTCTACTCTGCAACACCAAACACGTTTAGCTTCTTCACTACCGCAGTTAGGCAAGAAGATTGTATTAATGTATTCATATAAGAAATCAGCAATACCTTCACAACCAGTACGTTCTACTTCTGTAATCTTTGCTAGTTTCAATTCACCTAAACGCAATAGTTCTGCTCTCATCGGGTCATCTTGTGCAACTAATAATGTATGGTCAAACCATTCTTCTAATTTATCTTTGAGTGGGCGTAGTCCCCCAAAGTCTGTTACCCAGTTACGTGCGTCAAGTGTATCAGCTTCAAATTCAAAGTGAAAACTCATAGCGTAGCCATGAATCAAGTTACAATGACTATCTGCACGCCATTGACGATATGCGACAGGACCTATTTGTCTGTATGTTTTTGTTGAAAAGAATTTCTTATTTGCCATGTTTTTCTCCTATGTTATATTATAGCATAGGACGCAGAATTTATATACCGGGATGAGCCCAAAGAGACCGGTTATCTTATTTATTAAGCGTATTAATGATTTGGGCATCGGCTACCCGTTTACGTAAACTACTACTACTGAAACTATGGTCACGACCATTGAATACTATTTCAATGTTTCTATTATAGCATTCTTCTGCACCTGAGAAGTCTTTATCCTGATATTCAACACCCAAAATACGAACGTCTACTGGAAGAATAAGCAACAAGTCTCGTAAATCTTGCTCAGTCTGATACACTACAACTTCATCAACATAACGGCAAGCACTAAGTTGAATCTGTCGTTCTACGATACTTTGAATAGGGTGATTCTTAGTATCTGGTCTATCAATAGTTGGATCTGTTTGTAATCCACAAATTAAATAATCACAATGATTCTTTGCTTCACTTAGCATAGCAACGTGACCAGCATGTAACATGTCAAATGTACTGAAGGTAATACCAATCTTTTTACCTTCTTGTTTCAATTTTTTGATATGATTGAAAATCATTTTGACAATGTTCTCCACATTTTAGTTTGGTCGTGTTCTTTTAAGAATTCTTCCTCACCTGCAAATGTAGGGCTATCAGCCATAATCTCATCAAGTAACCACTTAATACGATGTAGGTCTTTTTTGATTTCAAACTGATTGAACCCATCATTATACTGACTGTGGAGTTCTACTCCAGCGATATAAATTTGATGATGTACACTATTGTAATCCATTGGTTTGCGGTATCCCATTATTTGCACCCCTTATTAGCAATCTGTAAAAATTCAGTACGTGCCGCAGGGTCTGTTTTGAAACCACCACCTAAACGACATGTAACAGTACTACTACCAGTATCTTCTACACCACGACTTTTAACACAATAGTGTTGTGCATCAATCATAACTGCAACATCTTCTGTATCAAGGATATACTGTAAGGTGTGAAATATTTGTTCAGTTAGTCGTTCCTGAATCTGAGGTCTTTTACTGAAATATTCTACGATACGGTTGATCTTACTAAGACCTAATACTTTTTGTTTAGGTACATAAGCTACAGTAGCTAGTCCATCAATGACTACAAAATGATGTTCACAGTTACTTTGTACATTTACATTACGTTCTACAACCATTTCATTGTAATGCATCTTGTTGTCAACTGTTGTACATTTAGGGAATGCTTCGTAATCTAATCCCCAAAAGATTTCATTGACATACATTTTAGCAACACGTTTAGGTGTCTCAATCAAACTATCGTCTGTTAAGTCTAATCCTAGTGTCTCCATAATCTTAGCAAATAAAGGTTCAATTACTGCGATTCTGTCCTTACGATCAGGAACTAATGACGGCTTTGCTGGTGTCTCTACACCCATTTTGACTAAATGTTCATGTACTCGTAGACCCAACTCTGGATCCGTTTTAGTTTTATTATAGCTCATAGATAACCTTCCTTTGTGATGGTTTTGTTTTGACATTGTGCTACCGTTGTGTAGCACAAGTATTTATCATTTTGACTTAGCAACTGATTTTTTTGATTTAGCCTTAACTGTAGGCTTCATATTAGCAAGTTCAGCACTAGCACAGGCTTCACGAACCTCTTTTACCAATGTGTCCCAATCCCAGGCTAATTCAGTGTGCCCATCTTCAAATGTTTTCACAGTTAGATGAGTACCCTGAACCATTTTAGGCCAACCACCAGAAGATACATTAGCTGATTGCTTCTTGCGGGTTGCCATGATTAAACCTTAAGTTTTGCTTCTGCACGTGCGGCTTTTTCTGCTGTAATTTCATTACGGCGAGCCTTAACTGCTTTAGCTAATTCTGCTAATGCTTTACGGGCACGTGTGCCTGCTGCCGCATTACCTTTAACAAACTTATCATTTTCAGCATTGTATGCTGCCAAACTACTTTCAATATCATTATGTGCGCTCATATTTTTCTCCTATTTAAATGAACTTTATTACTCTACAAAATCTGTGACATTACCGTTCTCATCGGCAATGATAATACGTGTATTACCATCCTCATCGGTAACTTCAATTGGACCCCAGATATATACTTCCGTATCTTCTAAGTACCAATCACCTTCATCTTCCAATGCATATGCACCGTTATCATCAATGAATTCTCGTACTTCTTCTTCCTCGTCTTCATCAAGACCTTCAATTTCAATATCACCCCAACATCCACCATCAAACATTTCTACAAGTTCTGATTGTTCAATGTTTGATCCTGATAGATTATACATATCTAAACTATCTTTCTTGCCATCACCGCCGGGTACTTCAATAAAGTCAAACTCTGGGAATTTGTCATCATTAGTTTCTACGCTAAATTCGCAACTACGGAAGCCATCTTTAACAAGAATCGTTCCTTCACCTTCCCGACGAACATAATGTTCATGTTGTTCGCAAGACTTTTTGTAATATGTTTTAACTGTAAACCATGCCATTTTAATATTTACTTTCTCTAGTATGTTTGCGATAGTCACTATCCATACGCAACCATTGTTGTCCCTTACCCTGTAAGATATCACAGATCCTATCAATAGTATCATCAGTCCAATCACTGATCTTACCTTGATTCACATGCGGCTGATGTAACATATTGTACAACTTAATTGATGCATCTTCAACACTCCAGGGCGCATACATTCTTGTATAGTCATTCGCAAACGTTTCTGGGAAACTGCGATATGCTGGATACAATACATTACAACCCAAACTGTCTGCTTCACTAACTGTATTGCTTACCCAATCTTGCAACGCACAGTTAAACAATACTCTAGTATCATTTAATAAATCATAATATGCGTTTTTATCTAGGTCTTCATATACACGTAACAAACCACGATTTTGCATTTCTTGTGTGCGTTTCATATAACTATCGTTATTGCTTTTCAGCTTACTACCACTGAACACACAGAATTCAACGTCACGATAAGTGCCATGACGATCCTTCTCACCATAACGGTTGTAGAATTCTTCAATCACATCCATATAGAAGTCAGGTTGCTTTTCTTGATCCCATCTAGCACTAAATGCAATACGCATCTTACGTTCATTGAATGGCTTGATAACATTATTGACACGACTGCGTACTTCATCTTTACCAAATGCTAGACCACTGATGTTATAGATTGGTGCACGCCAGCCTGCAATCTTCATATGCATTACCATTTCTTCATTACTAGCAAGAATGCCATCAGCAAAACTATCAACCATCTTTTCATAATGACCCATGAACTCACTCATACCCCAGACATGAACAAAGTCATCTGGATCAATACTTTGTGCTAGACAGCGAACAAAAATCTTAGGACGACTTGTGATTGGAATCTGTTTCATGATGTAAGGTAAACTTTCAATACCAGGCTGAAACATATCTTCAAAGTATACGATATCACCTGCACCTACTAATCCTTGCTTCATCATTTTAACAAGATTCATAAGTTGACTCATACCAAAATATGTACGTCCATGTGCATCTAGTACTTGACCTGTTACGATAGCTTGGTCATTACTAAGTGTTTCACCGGGCACGATAACATAATTGATTTTACGCTTTTTAAAGACACGTTCATTCCACTCTTGTAGTTGTAGAGTGTAACGTGCCTTATACGGCTCCAGTCCCATGTAGTACAGTTTGCTCATGGACGAGTATCTTCCTGCCATTGATCTTTAGCCCACTTGCCAGTTACAGCTTTAGTAAACTGACGATATGCAAAGCTACGCATATCATATAGTGTTGATTCATCAAACTTATACCCGTAATCCTGACAGAACATTAGATAGTTTTCTAGGTCCTCAAAGATTTGTTGAACACGTGGGTTAGATTGTTGTTGTTTTGCCATTTTATATTCCTTTAAATAGCTAGTTGTTGATAAGGTTTGTTTGTGTTATAGACAATAGTAGCACCATTCTCATTATCTTCTGATACTTGAATAGCGATATTACGATCTGGATACCGAGTTGCGATAACATCATAGAGGTCATCACTAATCATTTCACAACTTTTATAATTCAATTCTAATATGTTTTGAGAATATTGACTCTCTAACCATCTTTTAAATTGAATAAACTCAATATCACGGTCGTTGTGAAATACTTCAATAGACACTTCAAAATGAAAGATATGTCTATGTGGAGTAGCTAAAAAGCTAACATCATACTCATCACCTGTAGCAAGTGATGGATCTGTTGCAGCCGCTGGGTATTTATGAATACCTTCTTTTTGAAAACGTACAAAGATTGTACGTAATGCATGTTGTTTAATACGTACACGTTTTTCAGTCATTGCTTGTAGATTTTGTTCCATCATTTATAATCCCTATTTAATGTTGCCCATGTTAACCACTGATGAAATGTATTATACACTATTTCAGCTTCACTGTCATCCTGATTTACCCGTTTACCACGTATATAAAACCCATCACGTGCTATCCGTAACATTTCTTCAGAGCCGCCCCTAAATGAAATAGTAGATTCCTCGGTATCACTGGTCATACTTGCCTTAATTGTAAGTGAACTATTAACGGTCATCATCTAAGTCAACTCTTTCATGGTCATAATCCCATTGTGCCCGATTCAATAGTCGCAATTCACTAAAATACTTATCCTTAGCTTCCTTCAACTTTTGAATTTTTTCAACGTCTGTACTACCTGATTTTTCTAATTGAAAAAGTTGATTTTCAACTAATCTATGTGATTCTTCTAAAGTTTTAATACGTTGTTTGTATGGCATATTATTCTCCTAGTGCCTCTTTCATAGCATCATCGCTATCTATGATTTCTTCCTCAATCTCTATCTCAACTTTTGGTGTATCTATTACATCAAAAAACTTATCAAAGTTAGTCATTGAATTAGTAGTTTTTTTACCACTAATACCCTGACTACCTGATTGAAACTGCATCCAATAACTACTATAATAATCAATCAAGTCAATAGCTTCTTGTTTAGTTTTCTTACTGAATATCTCATCAACTATGTTACTAAAGAACTTACTGCCTTCAAGCTTATGAATAAGCATTTTAGGCGTAACACCTTGTTCATATTGACGATTAGCCTCTTGAACTGCATTCATATGCATCCAAACATTATGACTTTGAATCAATGTATAACTCAATGTATCCCAACTAGTTTTAGTTTCTTTACCATGTTGTCCTAAGAAGCCTTGACCTCTATAACACATGTCCTTAAGTAGTAGTTTATCAGTTACTGGACTATCTGTAAAGACTTTATGGATACCTTCAGCCAATACAGCATCACGATATTTACGTGTATCATTACTATAACTTTTCTTTTCAGCAGTCTTTTCCATACTATATGACCATTTTTTATCATGTTCAATATTAGTATTGAAATATGCTAAACCCTTAGCCGCACTATAGAATGGGCTTGCACAGTCAAAGGTAATCTTAAGTTTTGGGTTATGATATTTACGTATAGCTTTTTGAATATCAGTAAACAACACAGCATATTCCAAAATACTTGTACCCAAACAATGAATCAAGTCATGTTTACCCTCTTGTAATAACCCATCATGTATGATATCAACCATACGTGTTAGCATCAGATGTGGGTCAATCTTATTCTGACCACCAAATGCCCAACCATTAAAGTGATTATCTGGGTAGATATTTGGGTCACAATACTTCTTCATCTCATTATACCAATCTTTTGATTGAGTATGATTACGACCTTGAAGTACGTTTAAGAACTGACATTTACCTGAACGATTTTGAATAAAGTATTCATTGTTAATATGTGTGGCTTTAACTGCGTCAGCAATGTATTGAATGCCATGAGCACTTACACCTGAACCAGGAATAATATTACCTTTACTATCCTTTTCAACAGTCTTTGGATCTTTGATATGATAAGTTGTTAATGATTGTGAAGGTATATCTAAACACATACCATAATCCATGTATGTATCCATCCATGTGAGAACTTCTTTGCGTTTCTTCATAGCACGTGGACAGTTAGGATCTTTCCAATCAGCAGGCCATTGACATTTTAATATCTGAAATCCACCACTATCACCCAACATAAACGTACCAGCTTCACGTTCACGAATGATACTTTCACTAGGATCGTCTTTAGTAGTATCTAAGTTAGCATGACCAGCACTATATAATCCCCACTTATAATAATAGAGACCTTCATTACTGTTTAAGAAGTTTAGTTTCTCAACGTCACCATTGAAGCCTGCAGGGATACGTGCTTGGTCAAAGTATTGTTCACCCTTACGTTGCTTACCTAAGCCACTAATATAAAAACTACTGACTGCAGGTAAGAACAATGCCCAATCGGGGTTTTGTTTTTGTGATAGATTATCTTGTTCCATTAAACTTTTACTTCTTCTCTTATCAATGACTGAACAATAGTAATTTGTTCTTCTTTGTCTTTAATTTGATTCATCAAATCTTTAATAGCGGGGGTTGTTTCTGCTAATTTGTTGCGCTCGGCTTCTTGTAGCATTTTCTGTTCAGCCCACTTTAAGATACTGATAGCCTGTGGTGACAAATGAACGTTAGCAACTCCTCCACCAACAGTCAGCCAGCTACCACCATCATAGACTTTCATGCTTTGACTACTACCATCGTAGGCTACCATACCAGTAATAGGGTTCATGGTATTGATGTAAGGAGTTGCCCCCTTACTACTAGTAACACTCATGTACTCGCCACCGTATACGTAATCTATCATTTTGCTTGTGCTGGTAACAAATAACGATAAACTGCTAGACCACTATCAACAACTATCTCTGTTACACCAGCATCACTAATGCGAACAGTTTTGTCACCGGGTAGATCCATAATGCTCAAAAACTCTTTAACAGGCCACATCCAAGCTTTGTTTAATGAACCATTAACTGTAGGATGAAACACAAAGTTACCACTATGTGTTGATGGATCACCAAAGAAAATCTTCAAGTCACCGTTTTCAGTTTTAGTAGTAAAGTTCTTTTCTTCACTATTAGCACTTGCTTGACGTTTCAATCGTTGAATGCCAGCAATAGTAGGTTCAAATTCAACATTCCATGTTGTACCTTTAAACATTACATGTTTAACTTTTTCTTCAACGATAGATTTGCTCATCAAACGATAATCGTTAATGAAGTCACCTGCTTTTGTTTCAAAGTGAATATTAGCTGGTGCATTAGGATCATCACGTGTACCACGAACAACATTGATTTTAGCATGTTCATCATAGTCATCAAAGCCTAGAATTGTTTTTAGTTTACCCAAGTTAGGCATACCAAAAACACCAATAAACTCTGCGTTAGGGTTTTTAAATGTACCACTAACAATAACATTTTTATCTTCTGCTACTGCGTTGACATTTGTTTCTGTGTCAGTACCACTGACTTTAATCAATTCAATACAGCCTAGACCGTATGTATGTTGAATTAAATCTTGTAAATTATCTTTCATGTTTTTCCTTTGTTTAAACTATTTAGGTAGTTATGCTGTGTATTATAATGGAATATATTGCGTGAGTCAACAAGCAATTTAACCAAATGTGAATAGTTCATCAAATGTACTGTTAGTATTTGTATTGCTACGAATATCCCAATCCAATACACCCAATAAATTATCAATCTTTTCATCTACTAGTGTCTGTTCCATTGCCTGGTCATCAAAGGGCAATTCACAGAACCATTGGGGCAATCTCAATTCATCAACAGGATATGCAATACTTGTAAATCCTAATGGATTATTTTTAAGTTTACAGACTACGACCTTCATTCCGTCAATGATTTTTTGACTATAATTATCACTATTAACTCTACGTAAATAATTATAATTAAGAGCCGCACGAACGTGCCCGGGCATATTAGCACGACCTGTACTACTCTTAGCTTCTAAATCACCATACATTGTTAATTTGTTTACTGATTTAGGGCTACCTTTAGTCCAACTATCTTGTGCAGTTAATATACGTTTGAAATCCTTAATGGCTTCAATAACATCCTCACGACCTTTACCTCGTTGAAGAACCATTTCAAGTACATTCATTAAGAACTCTTGTACATATTTAGGAGTATCAGCACGTTTTAAGTCTAGACCCATAGCCTTGATATCACCTAGAGCACCACCACTATCTTTACGTTTACCCTCTTTGTCAAAGATGTTAATAGCATAACGCTTTTTAACAATAAAGATAGCACGATCACCAATCAATTCACGACCAGCTTTAATGATACTACCATTCTTTCTTGGAGCATGAAATGCACGTTCCATGAATGCAGGAAAACTATCATTTGCTTGGTCAGCAATACCATCATACAGTCCTATACAAGTTTCTTTATTCCATTCTAATGCACCAGTTTCAATCTGTGATTTTAATGTTGGGTAAGCTGTAAAGTAACAACTATCAGTATCGCCATATACGATAGCATTACCTTCGTGTGAATAAACACCTTCAACTGTTTCATTGATAGTGCTCATCATATGTTTCACAATCTGACGACCACTCAATGTAACACTTTGACCGATACGTTTATCATAGAAACGACAATGTTCATTCAACAATGCACCATATGCACTATTCAATAAAATCTTACGAACAAGCTGACGCTTATCATAGTATTCATATTTGTCAGTACCATATGCTTCTTTAGCAAGTTTCTGTGTTTCTTTACGTTCACTATACCAACGACTGAGTAGACCGGGAACAACACCTTCTTTTTCATAAGTAAAGATTGTACCATTAGCACTTAGCATCCAGGGACGATGACTATCAAAGACCATCTTCCAAATCTCTGCGGCACTCATTTCTTCACTACGACCATCTTCATAGTCAACAGTTAATATAGTGCCACGTTCTTGGTTCATGATAGCTGTATATTCTAGTGCACCAAATAGATTTTCCCAGAGAATACTTCCAGTAACAGCATCATCACCTTCTTTGTGACGTTTCTTTTCACTTGCTAATCGTAATCCCTTGTCGTGCATGTATTTGTCTGTGAGAGTTTGTCTGACTTGTGCGACAATGGTTTCTCCTGCCATGTTGAGGGCACGAATAACCGAGGGATAGAGACTGTTAATGTCAACTGCTCCGACCCACTCATGCATACCTCTTTTCGGCGTAGCAACAAAGGCACCTGCTGCCTGCTGGACATCTTCTTCATTTATAACCTTTCGTTTTTTATCTGGTACTACTAAGCCACGTTCGTGTGCCTCATTGAAAATTGCCATCTCAATCATTGCCACTGAACCCATTACTGTCGGGAGCAGTACTGTATTCTCATGTGCAAGTTGATTAGCTAATTCTAAAAACTTAAGTTTGTTGTGAATCTTCACCAACAACATTGTATCCTGTCTGTTATATTCAATGAACTTTTTAAAGTCTTTGTTATATAATTGGTCAAGAGTACCTTCATATTGAGTTTTATTTTCACCGACTTCCATCTCACCAATACTATCAAGTTTGTAACTATGACGACTCTCATAGTTATACTTTTTATATAGTTGTAGATAGTCTAAATGAATACGACCTACCAAGTCATAAGTTGTTTCACTTTTACCGAATCGTTCATATTCACGTGCTTTAGGTAATTGACCCATCAAACAAAACTTGCGTGTGTCATCTTTACTCATTACTCTAGTAACACGATTGACCATATATGGAATATCATATCCCTCAGAGTTCCAGCCAGTCAATACATCTGCATCGTCAATAAGTTGAAAGAAAACATCAAACATTTCTTTTTCATTTGTGAATAGCATTGTATTCTCAAACTCATTAGTGATTTCTTGGGCTGTTTCACTGCTCATATGTTTCGGAGCAATCACTAATGTAATACATTGGTCTAGCCAATCTAAGTAACAACTGATAGCAGTTACAGGATTGAATGGATCGCTTGTTGGACTGAATCCTTTTTCAGGATCAAAATCAACTTCAATGTCAAAGAAGCAAGTATGAAGTTTAGGTGCATCAACCTTAAGATAGTTTTCGCTTAAACAACGAAAAACTACAGGTACATCACTTTCAAATAGTTTTTTATTTGAGTGTATACGTTTTTCTTTTTCAAACTCTTGTCGTTTGCGAGTACTGAAACGACTGACTGGATCGCCATAGATACTACGATGTTTACCCTTAGGATCTGGATAATACAATACATAGTTAGTAGGATATTCTTTATACTCTCGTTTGCCGTCTTTGTTTCTCTCTACAACATAGATACGGTCTTCGTCCCTACTGTGAATAGCATCCACATATGACATTAAAGGGTTTTCCCTACAGTTTCCAAGATAGTGTTAAGTTCATCGTGGTCTTTATTAGTCTGACCTAGACTTGCTTTGTGTGCAATTTTAATTGCTTTCTTTAATGTACTGGCTTTGATTTCAAGTTCTTCGGCAACCGCCTTGATAGTGTCGTTTAGTCCACCATTCAATGTATCAATTTCATGTAGTACGTGCATACCTTCATTAATTAACTGTGTTAATTTAATTTTTGCTTCACCATTAAAAGTTCTGTTATAATCTGACATAGTTTCTCCTTAAATAATTAGTTAGTATACTTGGCGTGTGCAGAGAAGTCAAGTATTTTGCTTACCTTCTACAATCTTTTTTATCATTTTAGGTAATCCGGGATTAACATGTAATGCATGTGGCATTAGTTCGTTGCGAATATAGTTACGGGTATATTTGTTATTTTTGTTAGATTTATCCTCACACCATTCAATATTATGGCTCTCGCACCAATATATAAAATCTTCTTTGCGTGTAGTTAAGAATGGACGTAATACATTGTTTCTTGTTAGTGGAATAACTTTGGGTGTACCATGTAATGCTGACCAAATATATGTTTCAACACAATCATCCAAATGATGGCAGGTAATGATTGGTCCATGTGTAGCAAAATATTGATAGCGTTCTTCTCTCCAGAATTCTTCCTGGCTCATTGATTTGGGTTTATCACGATTTAATACACCTAAAAATAATGGGAGATTTCTATCCTCACAAAATTTAGATACAAATTCTAATGCTTTGTTACTATGTTCAGTACCATGATGGAAATAAGCACAAGATACATCATGTTTGCGACTTAGAAAGTCAACGACAGCGCAACTATCTACACCGCCGCTAAATGCTACTGTAACTTGTTTGGGTAAGGGTACTGTAATCTTAATCATTTATGCATTATAGCATATAATGATTTATTTTGCAATAGTTATGGATTTTTGTTTAACCGTAGGCTGCGGCTGCAAGTCCGTATCGTCCGGTGCCCACTCCTGCTGAATCTGTAGCAACTACGCCTGTGTTTGATACTAGATTAGTTATTGATTGATAAGCCAATGCTCCAGAACCCGCATTACCGTAACCAAATATAGCTTTATCACTACCGTAACCAGCGGCTCCAAGCGACTGTCTTGCTGTACCAACACCTGTAGTATCAGTTGAAACTACACCTGTGTTACTTACTAGGTTAGTTACTGATTGTTTAATCAGTCCGGCCTGGGTAAGTCCATATCCAAATATGGCTTTATCTGTACCATAACCAGCAGCCGCAAGACTATATCTAGCAGTACCCACACCGGTTGTATCAGTAGCCACAACTCCTGTATTACTTACTAGGTTGGTCATTGTAAGATCACTAGTCCCATCAAAGCCATATCCAAAAATAGCTTTATCAGTGCTATAACCTGCGGCGCTTGGGCCTTGTCTTGCAGTCCCCACTCCGGTAGTATCTGTGGCAACTACACCTGTGTTTGATACTTTGTTTGTTAATGAGTAGTATGTAGCTGAACCAGATGCGTATACTCCATATCCAAAAATGGCTTTATCTGTGCCGTAGCCTGCGGCAGCTAAATATCCTCTAATAGAACCAACACCTGCGGTATCTGTGGCTACTACACCTGTATTACTTACTAGGTTAGACATAGCTACATAACCACTAACGCTATTATATCCATATCCAAAAATAGCTTTATCAGTGCCATAACTTGCGGCTGCAAGCTGATATCTAGCAGTACCAACACCGGTTGTATCAGTGGCAACTACACCTGCGTTACTTACAAGGTTGGTTATTGCTGTCAGTGACCCAGTACTTCCATATCCAAAGATAGCTTTATTACCACTCGGGCCCGGAGCAACAGTCCATCCACTACCAGTTAATGTAATACCACCTGTTATTGTTATTGACATAATTTATTCTTTTTCATTTATTGTAGTGGGAAGGCTGCGGTTGGTGCAGTGAAGTTACTTGTATAACGTGCATAACCTTTAGTGAATCTAACATTACTGAGGTATCCCACAAATGTACCTAATGTTAATACTGAAGAACCAATATTATCAGTAGATGTAAAACTTGTATTTGGATATGAACTTGGATTAGCACCATTACCTATACTTTGTAAAGTACCATTCAAATATAATTTACAGACACCAGATTGACGAACTAATGCAACATGATACCACGCATTTAATGCCGCTGATTGTGTTAAAGAGCAACTCCAAACTGTAGGAAGTGTGTTTTGATTAGTAGCCACTTGTAATTTATTTCCAAAACCTGAATTTCCAAAACGTATACTAACACCATATGCGCCATCATATGTATCTACTAAAAATTTATATCCGCTATCAGCAGTTGCTAGATAGAACCATGTTTCTACTGTGAAATCACCAGTGCCATATGCATATAGTAGAGTTTTAGTTTGATTAGTAACATATCCTGAATTAAAACTAATACTTGTATTTCCAAACTTAGTTTGAGTTGTAGATAGTTGTGTATCAGATGTTGTTTCTAAATTGTACATCATAGAGTTATCTAGTATACCAATATTAGAAAAGTTACATAATAAGCTTGTATTTGTTACTACTGGTAGTGGTGCTGTACTTGGACTAAAGTTTGAAGTATATAATACAGTGCCTTTAATAAATCTTAAATTACTAATATATCCAGTAAACGGGTAAGTGGTATAACCAGTATCACCGCCGTTTCCAACTGTAAATAAACTTGCTGAATCATTTACTGTATTTGAAAATGCTACTGTTGCAACCGATATACCATTTAAATAATATATTAGTGTATTAGAGTTACGAACAACAGCATGGTGATTCCACGTATTTAATACTACTACGTTTGATGCAGATAATACAGTACTTCCACTTGAGTAATACAAATAGAAATTAACATCTTTGGGAGTGGCAGTGGGACCCAATGACCAAAAGAAACTTCCAGCACCGCCACCAGACTGAAATTGTGACGCAATGACAGGGTAATTCCCAGTTGCGGTTGGATATATCCAAGCCTCTATAGTAAAATTTGAAGTTCCTAAAGCAAATGCGCTACTGTCTGGTATAGTCAAATAATCTCCGGTGCCATCAAAATAACCACTTCCACCTATTGCAGAAGAACTATATCCCAAAGAACCAGTAGTGTAACCGAATGGGTTTTGAGTTATTATTTTTGGTGAACCAAATACACTAATTGTAAAGTTATTTGTACTGTTATCAATAAATGTATTACTTTGACATGTTAATAAACTTGTGCCTGTTATTGCTGTTAATGGATTGATAGGTGGTGTAAATGCTGATGTGTAAACTGCAACGCCTTTGACAACACGTATGTTAGAAATGTATCCATTAAAGTAATGTAAGAATCCATCTGACGCATATCTGCGACTTATATATGGTGTAGTAGCATTAAAGTTTTGTGCTGATGTTGTGGTAGCAATTAATACTCCATTTACAAAAAAATACACTGTAGTGCCACTTCTAGTGCAAGCAACGTGGTACCACGTACCATCGTTAATAACATTATTACCAGTTACTAAACCAGTCAAACCGGTATCTGAAATTACTGATATATTTTTATTGGTTCTATCATATTGAAACAAGATACCGTTATTAACACCATCACGTGTTTGGAATACATGTTGTTGAAAATAATCTCCTGCACCTATAGGATTAAGCCAAAATTCAATACTAAAATCCCCTGTACCAAATGAAAAAACTGCATTAGAAGGTACAGTTGCGTAATCAGTACTACCATTAAAATAATTACTATAACTAGTAGGCAAAAATGATGATGGACTGAATGGGCTAAAACGCTGTACTGCCGGTGAACCTGTCACAGTTAAAGCAAATATATTATTACTGTTATCAATAAAACTGTTGCTTTGACATGTTAATAAACTTGTATTACTTATAGCCGTTAGTGGAGTTGTGCTTGGGATAAAGTTAGTTGTATATAATGCTGTACCCTTTAAAATACGTGCATTAGAAATATATCCGGGAAAAAATAATGTTGCTGCAACACTAGCACCAATGTATGATATTGTACCAGTATAATTAGTACTATCAGAGGTTGTAGCACCGACTTGAGTTCCATTAATAAACAATCTGTTTGACGATCCAGATCTTGTCCATGCTACGTGAGTCCAAGAATTAAGAGTAATTGTACCGGCTGGAGCAATTATTTCTATCTGTGAGGGACTTCCGCCCTTCCATAAATTTAATGCATTATTATAACTATAAAGAGTATATCCTCCTGCACCACCGTACACATTATCTGCAAAAAGTACTTTATAGGCGCTAGTGGAAGTAGCAGTTTGAAAAATCCAACATTCTAAAGTTAAATCACCAGTGCCAAAAGTAAATGCTGTATTTGTTGGAGTTTTTAAATAATCTGTAGATCCATTAAAATAATTACTCCAATTACCACCAAAAGGTGTGAATGTACCTTGAGTAGTATTACCATAACGAGTAATAGGAAAGTTATTAGTACTAGTATCAACAAATGTACTGTTAGTAGCATTATTTGCACCATTGCCAGGCAATAGTAATGTATTGTACATAAAATATGGATCATTAGATGGTGGAGTAAAACTAAATCCTCCACCACTATATGTAATTCCACCTGTAATCGTTGCTGTCATTAGTTACTCTTTATTGAAATATCTCTGGATGCATTTTACCAAATATCTTCATATACTTGCCAGCCATCATATCAGCTTCTGCTTCAATTGGACTACCTGGATAACTGTCACCAGGCTTAATCATATTTAATTCACCTTGACGTACATGTGTTAATTCATGGAATACTGTACGTAATATATCAACCATATTACGATTTTTACAATAAACCCACACTTCACCTGTTTCAGGATTATGTCTACCGGTATGATGACCTTCTTGTGCTTCATCACTATTGTAACTAAAATCTATCTTTGGAGTATTTTGTAAATTTAATTTCTTAGCTGTCCAAGCAATAAACTTCTTTACAATAGGATTATTGTTTAAATCTTCTTGTTCAGCTTCTGTAATATAAGGTTTTAATAATTCAGGATCATATCCCTTATGTCTAGCAGAATCTCGTAATCGTATTAATCCTTTGGCTTCAATTTGTCTAATTCTATCTCTAGATAAACCAAATTTATCACCGATCTGTTGCAATGTTAAATCATACCAAAATCTTAGAATTAATACCTTTCGTTGGTCATCGGTTAATCTGTCCAAACCATTTTGAATAACTTGTTTAATACTACTATCTATCTCTGACTCTTCACCGGCTGTATCTTTATATGGTACTCGTTCTGCTCTACTATAAATGTCATTAGGATCATCTAATGTTGGCATTGGCTGCCCTCTATATGTAGTACCGTCTGGCCTATATCTTTGTCCGCGATATTTTTGAACCTCATCTAGCTTATCTTTAATCCAATTGTCTGGAGTTTTATGATATGTTCTAACAAATAAATCATGTAATGCATCACCGGTTATACGATGTTTCTTTGCTATCTTTTTCATTAATTTATCAATGGTATTATAGTCGTGTTTTTCTAAGCTAGGAAGTTTCTTAGCTAATTCACTTGCGGCTGATTCGTATAGTTCTATGGCTCTCATATTAGTATTTATGCTCACTTTTGATTTCACAGTAGCGAATTGTTACATCAGGCCAGCAGCCGGCCCACACTTATAACGCAAAGGTCCTAAGGTAGTGTGTTCTTAATCAGTTGATGCATTTGCACCGCATTTTGTTCGTTTAGCATTAGTTAATAGACCGTAGTCTACAGGCCATTCTTTTCCAGGTTGTAATTCAATTGCACCTTGTGGGAAAGCAAACTTAACACCACCTGCACTTTCAATCTGTGCAACTGGAAGTCTGAACTTAGTTAAGTCATTACCTAAGTTAGGATATGGTGCAACGTGTGGGAATATCCATCCTGCTATTTCTTTAGTTTGATTATTGATAACAATTTTGTAAAAACCATGTGGAACAACAACACCGTTGCCGATTTTCTTATCTTGTGCATTATATACTCCGCCTACATAAACAGTATAACTTTGATTACGCTGAACTGCCCAACCACGTACACTAGTTTCTAATAGTTTCCATATTCCACGATTCAATGAACCAGCTTGTGGGCTCATGTTGGTCATTAGGAAACTTTCATATTCAACTTGTACATCCCATGATAAGTCACCGTCTGGACTCATATGCCCTTTATCGTAGCCAGTACCTGCGTAATCGTTGGGAGTGGCTCCTCCTGAAATTGATTGGTCAGTAGCAAAAGCATTAGTGCGAGCGACACAGCCGAGAGCGTTTTTAGGTAATAATTCATATGTTACATATCTAGGTAATTTTGCGGCAGCATCATATCCAACTAGATATGCTTGTCTGCATATAGGTGTTACACCTACTGTTTGTGGAAATCCATATGGGCTATGTACCTGACATTGTTGTACTGGTAGTGGAGCACGTTGATCCCACGCAAAGGTATTTGTTGATAGCATTACTGCTAATATTGTTAATAGTTTTTTCATAATAATTCTTTTCATAATATATTTTTGTAATCAATAAACTTTGCATGTCTATCTTGTAAGCCACGCAATGCTGGATTAATTTTTTGAGTTACCGCTTTCGTATCGTTAAAGTTATTTATGTAAGGTTTAACACGTGTATTCCAATACCATACGGCAATCTTTGCGGCAACATCAGGACGTGCTGCCAATTCTGGATTTTGTTCTAGTGGTAATCCCAATGCTTTTCCTGCCATACGATAGTTATCACGTCCTGTAATTTGAATAAAGCCACGACCGTGATATCTTACACCATCACCAACATGTGTATTACCTAATATCTTTGCTGTTTTAGGACTTAATTTTGGATCATATAGTTTAGCAAAATATTGTTTGCCACCAAACTCTTTCATTCTACTGAAGTCATCGCTTTCATGCCTAGCCTGTGCTAAAAATTGTGCAAGTTCAACACCCTTAATTCCTGCTTTTAGTGCTGTATGATGTAATATCTTTTCAGCTTCGGTATCTTTCATGCTTACTAGCTTGATAGGTTCTTGTGGTGTTTGTTGTGTTTGTTTTGCTTGTGCATTAACACCCAGTGCGGCAGCACCTAGTCCACCTAAAAAACCTCTACGTGATATATCTTCTAATACTTTGCGATTTTTTACTTTACCAATCTCAATACTTATTGGTGTATTAGTTGACATTGCTTTGAAGATTTTTTCAGTCTCGCCTTGTCCTGGTTTCAATTCTGCTGAAAGTATATTGAATAGTAGTTTATTTTTTCTTACACCAACGAATTCACCTACTAATACTTGATAGTTAGGATAGTTAGGTGTTAAATCTACTTTAGGATTAACTTCTTCAGTAATAAATTCAGTTGCTCTCATTATTTTATGATAGTCCGTAACTTGCGGCTGCAAGAATACGTCTAGCAGTACCTACTCCAGTTGTATCAATAGATACAGTTCCTGTATCTGATATCAAGTTGGTCATCGATAGAGTAGTACTACCATTAGGAGTACCATAACCAAATATAGCTTTACCAATGCCATATCCTGCGGCCGCAAGCGACCCTCTAGCAGTACCAACACCGGTAGTATCTGTAGCTACTACACCAGTGTTTGATACTAGGTTGGTTATTGCTGTATAGGTACTAGCGTCAATTCTTCCATATCCAAAGATAGCTTTATCTGTACTATAACCTGTCGCCGCAAGTGCCATGCGACCTGTTCCGACACCGGTAGTATCTGTAGCTACTACACCGGTATTGCTCACTTTATTGGTTATTGATAGGTATGTAGGATTATCGTCCAAACCATATCCAAATATAGCTTTATCTGTTCCATAACCAGCCGCTGCAAGAATACGTCTAGCAGTACCTACTCCAGTTGTATCAGTAGCAACAACACCGGCATTTGACACTAAGTTAGTTACCGCAGTAGAGCCTGATCCGTTAGTTCCATATCCAAATATAGCCTTGTCTGTACCATACCCTGCTGCAGCCAAATAAACTCTGGAACTACCGACACCGGTAACATCATTACCGACTACCCCGATGTTGCTAACTAAATTAGTCATTCTATAATAAGTAACACCATTATCAGACCCGTATCCAAAGATAGCTTTATCAGTTCCATAACTTGCGGCCGCAAGTCCGACCCTAGCAGTCCCTACCCCAGTAGTATCAGTAGCAACTACACCTGTATTACTTACTAGATTGGTTATTGATACATTTCCTCCGCTACTAGCTCCATATCCAAATATAGCCTTAGACGAAGGCGGAGGATTAGTATAAGTAAACCCACCAGTAAATCTCATTCCACTTAAATCCATAATATTTCCTTTATTTTTTTATGACAATGAATATCCTGCGGCTGCTAATGCATATCTAGCAGTACCGGCACCTACTGTATCTGTAGATACTACACCGGTATTACTTACTAGATTAGTTATTATAGTAAAAACACTACCGTTTGTAGTGCCATAACCAAAGATAGCTTTGTCACCGCCATAACCTGCGGCTGCTAATGCATATCTAGAAGTACCCACGCCTGTTGTATCTGTGGCAACTACACCAGTGTTACTTACTAAGTTAGTCATTGAGCCGGCATCACCATATCCAAATATGGCTTTATCAGTACCATAACCAGCTGCCGCCAAGAAACTTCTAGATGTGCCAACGCCTGCAGTATCAGTAGCAACTACACCTGTGTTTGACACTTTATTAGTTACATTAGTAGTACCATATCCAAAAATAGCTTTATCACTACCATAACCTGCGGCTGCTAATGCATATCTAGCAGTTCCTACTCCGGTAGTATCTGTAGAAACAACACCTGTGTTTGATACTAAGTTGGTTATTGCCGTGGTCCCTACGCCGGATACCCCATAACCAAATATAGCTTTATCTGTGCCATATCCTGCGGCTGCTAGTAAGCTTCTACCAGTACCAACACCTGTTGTATCACTAGCAACAACTCCTGCGTTTGATACTAGGTTAGTCATTGACACATAACCTGATCCGCCAGTATTTCCGTATCCAAATATAGCTTTATCAGTACCATATCCAGCCGCAGACAAATATGCCCTAGCAGTACCAACACCTGTAGTATTAGTGGCAACTACACCAGTGTCTGATACAAGATTAGTTACTGCCGTCGTAACACTTTGACTAGGATTAGTAGCACCAAATCCAAATATTGCTCTTTTTGCGCCACCGGGTGGAGGTAGTTGTATAGTATACCCACCACTAAATGTCACATCTGAAAAAACCATGTCTGCCATAATATATTATCCTTTATTTTTTATGCTAACGAATATCCTGCGGCTGCCGAGCCAAATCTACCAGTACCAACACCAGTTGTATCACTAGCAACAACTCCTGCGTTTGATATTAGGTTAGTCATTGATACTGCATAAGTACCGCCAGTATCACCGTAACCAAATATAGCTTTATCAGTACCGTAACCTGAGGCAGACGGGTTACTTCTAGCAGTACCCACACCTGATGTATCACTACCAACTACCCCGGTATTTGATACACGATTAAATATATTTACATAAGGGAATCCGGCATAACCTCCAAAACCGAATATAGCTTTATCCGTACCATATCCGGCGGCTGCTAATCCAGCCCTAGCAGTACCTACACCTGTAGTATCATTTGAAACTACCCCAGTATTACTTACTAGGTTGGTTATTGATACAGCATATGGGGTTGTAGGAGAACTTCCGTATCCAAATATAGCTTTGTCAGTACCATAACCCGCGGCTGCTAAATTGTACCTACCAGTACCAACGCCTGTAGTATCATTGGAAACTACCCCAGTATTACTTACTTTATTAGTTATTGATACCGGAGTTGATCCATCAAATCCATAACCAAATAAGGCTTTATCTGTGCCATAAGCTGCGGCAGCTAAGACATATCTAGCAGTACCAACACCGGCGGTATCTGTAGCAACAACACCTGTATTACTTACTAAGTTAGTTATTGATGTATATGGTCCTATTAGAAGTCCATAACCAAATATAGCCTTATCACCACCATATGTTGCTGCTGCCAAATAATATCTAGCAGTACCTACACCGGCAACATCATTACCAACAACTCCTGTATTTGATACTAAATTAGTTACTGAATAAATCCCTTGATTTGACCCGCCGTAACCAAATATAGCTTTTGTTGTATTACCGGACGGGGGTGGAGGTATTTGTATAGTATACCCACCACTAAATGTCACATTTGAAAAAACCATGTCTGCCATAATATACCTTTTATTTTTATGCTAATCCGTAACTTGCGGCTGCAAGATCATATCTAGCACTACCAACACCTGCAGTATCAGTAGCAACAACACCACTATTACTTACTAGATTGGTTATTGATATATAAGATAAACTACCATTAAATCCATAACCAAAAATAGCAGTATCAACACCATAACCTGCAGAGGCAAGTTGATATCTTGCAGTTCCTACCCCTGTAGTATCAGTAGCTACTACACCGGTGTTACTTACTTTGTTGGTAATTGATACTTCCGTAGCTCCGGAATTTAAACCATACCCAAAAATAGCTTTATCACTACCATAACCTGCGGCTGCTAATGCATATCTAGCAGTTCCTACTCCGGTAGTATCTGTAGAAACAACTCCGGTGTTTGATACTAAGTTGGTTACTGATTGGGCGCCGGCTCCACCACTAATTGATCCATATCCAAATATAGCTTGTCCTGTGCTACCATAAACTGCGGCTGCTGGCCACTGCCTAGCAGTTCCCACTCCAGTAACATCATTAGCTACTACCCCTGTATTTGATACTAAGTTGGTTATTGCTGTTACTGATCCGCTATTTCCATATCCAAATATGGCTTTATTTGTACCATATCCAGTCGCCGCTATTCGTTGTCTAGCAGTTCCTACACCTGTGGTGTCTGTAGCAACAACTCCGGTGTTTGATACTAAATTGGTTATTGCTGTTACCGGTGAGATTAATCCATATCCAAATATAGCTTTATCAGTACCATAGCCTGCGGCTGCTAATGCACTTCTAGCAGTACCTACACCTGTAGTATTATTAGCAACAACTCCTGTGTTACTTACTAGGTTGGTTATTGCTGTTGCTGATCCAGTGTTTCCATAACCAAAAATAGCCTTAGATGAAGGCGGCGGAGGAGTAAAAGTAAACCCACCAGTAAATCTCATTCCACTTAAATCCATAATATACCCTTTATTCTCTATTCTTAAGTATGCTACGAATCATCCACTGATGTTTTTCATGTGCATCTAATCGTTCTGCTATAAAGTTAGCAATACCTTGTTTGTTTTCTTGTGTAGCTGAAGCAAAACATACATTTAATAACTCAATCATCTTACTGTTATCTTCAAACAATTCAGCAAACATTAACTGAGGACGAGGTATTTTAGTTTGATCTTGTATAATAGTTAATTCAGCATAACGTGATAAACTACCAGGTGCATAACTATCTAATGCACGTATATATTCAGCTATCTTATCTACTGCACTATATACTTCTTCATAGAAGTTTCCAAAGAATTCGTGATACTGAGGGAAGTTATCTCCCTCAACATTCCAATGAAAGTTCTGTGCTTTAATTGACAATACATTTGTACTTGCCAATAATATTTTTAAATTATCTGATAACATTATCTAGGGTATCCTTTTCTATTCCAATAAAATTCATAATCTTTCATTTCTTTTTTCCCGCACAATGTGCTTTTTGACTAAAGCCTTTAGGATTGCTACAGTTGATACTGTCTTTGTATTTCTGTGACCACTTTTCATCAAGTTGTTCTTCCGCCACACCTTGATTATCTCTATTATCCCAGAACTTTTTTCCTTTTGGTTTTAGTGTTTTACTAGGAATAATTTTACCAACTAAATCTTCTGCATAGTCATATATTTTAGTAGCAATAC